GCTAACTACTTATATGAACACCTTTAACAAACATATACCTCATATTTTGCAGTATATCCACACTTTTTAAAACAATAAAAAAATTAACAATGTCACAAACAACGAAAATTAAGGAATACTTAGAAACAGGTAAAAAAATAACATCATTAGAAGCCTTAAACAAATTCGGATGCTTCCGTTTAGCCGCAAGGATTGATGAAATTAACAAGCTAATTAAACCGCAAAAGGTCAAGTCCGAAACGATAACAGTAAATAAAAAGAAAGTAGCACAATACAGCTTATGAGGTCATTTGTAACAGCAAAACAGCGCATTGATGACAGGTTAAACCTTCTTAATCAGATTAATTCAAGGACTAAATTCTTCGACTTAAACGCCGCCGCAAAATGGCTTAAGAAGATGCAGAAAGAAATAAACCTTCTCAATTCAATCCCGGAAGTTAGCCAAGATACGCCTATTTATAGCCTTGTTTCGGTTAGCTGCAATGATGATGCAAAGACTTATTTTTCAAAGCATTACGTCAAAGTAGGCGATCTGGAAAGCATAGATCGGGACAGGTGGGTACATTTGGGCCTATCTGTCAAAAATTACCAAAACCTGAAAAGAATTTCGGCAAAATACTTGAAATTTTAAAAAATGTAGTATATTTGTCCATTAAATACAAATGTCTGAAAATGAATTTAATCCAATACTCACAGTTAATTAGCTACTTATTAGTAGTGTGCGAAGACAAGCCTTCAGACAGCTTGGTATTGCCCAACCGGGTATCTTCCGCACTACTAATGGGTAGCTTTTTTATTTTATAATGGCCCGAAGAAATCAACCATATTTACCGTTATATGTGCAGGATTTTATGACTGATGAAAAGCTGTCAGAATGTTCTGCTGAATCTACTGGGGTCTATATTAGATTAATGTGTATTATGCACAAATCAGAAGAATATGGAACAATTTTGCTAAAGCAAAAAGATAAGCAAAGCAATAAGCAAATTTTAAATTTTGCTACAAAACTTGCTAAAAATATGCCTTATGATATTTTAGTTATTGAGAGGTCGCTAAATGAATTGATAGAAGAAAATGTAATTACTTTAGATGGCGACTACTTAAAACAGCGAAGAATGATAAAGGACTGTATATTAAGCGAAACGAGGTCAGAATCAGGTAAAAAAGGAGGTGAAGAAACGTCAAAAAAAAATAAAAATGCTAAAGCAAAAAGTAAAGCAAAAGCTAAAGAATTTGCTAAAGCAAAAGAAGTAGCAAACTCTGAAAATGAAATTGAAAATGAATATGTAATTGAAAATAATATTGAAAATGAAGATCAAAAAAAATTGGCAAAATTTGAAAATTCCGTATCTTCACAGATCGACCCATTTGTTTTAATTTGGGATAAATGGAAAAAATTTAAAAAAGATCAATTCAAATTTTCTTACAAAAGCGAAGAGTCGGAAAAACTGGCGAAGCAGGAACTTTTGAACTTGTCAGGCGGCAACCCTGAAATAGCTTTAGGAATTGTAAACCAATCAATGGCCAAAGGTTACAAAGGATTATTTGAACTTAAAGAGGACTTTAAAAAAGTTGATCGGGTCACAAAAAACGAACAAACCACAGTTGATGCGTGGAATTTATTTAAAAAAGAAAACGGTTTAGGATGAAATTTGAAATTTGGATTAAAGAACCTTTTTTGAGAGATGTCGAATTTGAGCATCGAGCTAAAGAACTTTTCAAAATCATGCACGGGTATTTGGCTTATCGAAACATTGACCAAACGGACCAACAAAAAAATAACTTGGTTAAATTTATCATTGAAGAAATCAAAAACCTGCCATTTTTAAAATCCTACACAATCCGGTGGGCCTTAAACCAATTCACAGATTCAACAAACCACAATGTGAGCGCAGCGGTTGTCCTGGCAATGATCAAGAAGGGATATTCCCATGAAGCCCACAAAGAAATTTTAAAAAAATGGGAATTGTCAGAGCCAAAAAACAGGATTCCTGAAATGTCCGAGGCGCAAAAAGAGGAACTGAACGCCAAAGCAAGGTTGGACAGTTGGAACGTTTGCGTTGACCAGGTGGCGAACTCAAATGTTGACTTTTCAAACCCGAATTGGAGAAATGCATCATATTACTTGTCTAAAGAATTAGCGTACACACTCACAGACGAGTTGAGGCGAGACTTTAACGACTTAGCAATAAAAACTATCAAGAAAGAATTAAAAACCGTCACAAGAGACGTGAACGCCTCAAAAGAAGAACGCTCAAAAGCTACAATTCTTTTGGGTGACATTATAAGTTCAAATTTTGAGGACCAGGAATTGCAGGCAAAGATTGATTCTTTACGGCAAAAGTTGGTGGTTAGGAATTACATCGAATTAAACTTAATTTTAAACACAATAAAATGAAAAAACATTTAATGCTTGACATTGAAACAATGGGAAACCAAAGCTATTCCGCTATTGTAAGCATAGCTGCTGTTTATTTTGATATTATGACTGGTGAAACTTATGATGAGTTTTATAGATGTATTGATTTAAAGTCTTGCTTAGACAAAGGCTTAATTATTAATGCAGACACTTTGGTTTGGTGGTTTGGACAAAATGAAAACGCAATCAAAGAAATAACCAGATCAGATAAATATAGCTTAGGAGAAGCTTTGGATGACTTTTCTGCATTTTGCACAAAAGACTGTGAAATATGGGCAAGATCTGCAAGGTTTGATTGCGGAATTTTACAAAATGCCTATAACAAATTAGATATGCCAATCCCTTGGGATTTTAGAAAAGAAAGGTGCGTTAGGACATTAGTTAGCTTTAATGAAAAATTAAAGGATTCTGTATTAAGAAATGGTGACGATCACAATGCTTTACATGATTGCAAAAATCAAATTAAATATACAGTTGAATGTTATAAATCAATTACAGAATAACAATTTTGTTAGTATATATTTTTTTATTATGAAAAAGAAACCAAAGGTTAAGCCAAAGCCAAAAACTAAAATGTAGATAGGCTGAGTGGCGCATTTTATGTGCGCCACTTTTAAAAAAAAAAATGCAAAAAGAAACTTTACACATTTGTCTGATTTCTGGTGGCAAGGATAGCCAAGCAACTGCCATTTTTTTAAAAAAACAAGGAATTAAAGCAACCCATATATTTTGCGATACAGGATGGGAAGATGAAACCACTTATAAGTTTTTAAAAGAGTTTGAGCATAAATTAGGTAGCGAAATTATTACTTTAAAAGGTGAAAGACATTTCGTTGAGTTAGCAAAACATAAAAAAAGATTCCCAAGTACAAAGGCTAAATTTTGTACCGATGAATTAAAAATAAAACCAACTATTGATTTTATAATGAATCAAAAACAAGACATTGTTATTTATCAAGGGATACGATGGGAGGAAAGCAAAAACAGGTCTACATTTGAAAAGTCAGATGACTTCTTTAAACATTATTTTGAGCCATACGGAGTTGATAAAAATGGAAAGCCAAAATTTTATACTTATAGGAAAAAGGACATAATATCATGGCTAAAAGAGCATTCGTGTTCGGTAGAAAGACCAATTATAAGCTGGTCTACCCAACAAGTATTTGATTATATTATTGACAATGGGTTCATGCCTAACAAATTGTATAAATATGGATTCACACGAGTGGGGTGTTTCCCATGCATTATGTGTACTAAAGACGAAATTGCAAAAGTAGTTGAGTATAGGCCAGAAAAAGTAGACTATCTAAAAAATCTTGAAATAGAAATGGGTAGCAGTTTTTTCCCTCCGAACTACATACCAATAAGGTTTTGTTCAAAAAAAGTAAAAAAGGTTGACAAGAAAACAGGAAAAAATATTATGGTTGGGATTCCATCAATAATGGATGTTGTTAATTATGTGAAGCAAAAGAATTATGGGTCTGGATTATTTTCTGGAAGTTTTTGCCAAAATGAAATGTTGCCTTGTGAATAATAAATAAAATATAAAATCATGGAATGGATATCAGTTAAGGACAGAACAAAATTACCTGAACCGCCAAACGAATAAACAAATGAAAGAGAAATTAAAAATTGGGGACAAAGTAGAAGTAATAGATGCTGGATTATTGATGCTGCAAAGGTTCGCACCAAAAAAATCAAAACCTAACAACGTAGGTAAGATTGCCGAAATATTGGAAGATGGAAGCATATTGGTTGAGTTTAAACTTAGCGGGAAAGACCATAGCCAAGTAGCACCATATCCAGCAGACATGGTTAGGAGGCTGGATAAATAACATATATTTGATGTTATATGCCCACATTTAACTAAACTAAAAAACAATACAAAATAATGAGACAAGAACTTGAAAAGAAAGAAGAAATATTTACAAAAATATGAATTATTATAAGTTAAACTTTAAAAGTATTATTATATGAAAAATGATTTAACAATTGGTGTTGATATGATAACACCTAAGGGTAAACAAGCCACAAGAATGTATGGTTACGAAATTGAGACAATTGACAAATTGGGAAAAGAAATTAAAATTAGCCCAAAATCTCACGTTTCTGTAAATAAAGCAGGTTTCAAAACCGAATTTTATACCGAAACAGTTAGTCTTGTTATGGGAATTGGTAATCACCATACAGCAGATTTAATTATGACAAAAGATGCTTGGGAGGCTTTAAATAACGGTGAAAAAATACACATTACCACAACTGAGGAATTTAAAAAGAAGTATATTTATAAGAAATAAAATTGGAGCCATCCATTTTTTGCCACTTCGTTACCGTAAAGCGAAGTAAAAACATAAACGGTGATTGTCCATATAATAAAATGGAATGGGTTTAAGTTTCATATAACTTATGGCAGCGTGGAAAGACAGCCCCTTTCGAGGGTTCATAAAATATTTTATAAATCTTAATAAATGAAAGAAAATAAACTACTTATGCCTTTTATAGGCGAAAACGAAGACCATAAATATGTACTCGGCTTTGAATTAAGGTAAGTGAAAAGCGGGAATCGAAAAAAACAAATAAATAGGCTTAATAAATTCGTTGAAAAATACAACGAAAGGCTATATGATGCTTTTTGTGATAATCATAAAACAGGTGATTATATGGAGTGGAAAGATGTTAAAATACAAAAGATAATAGATTTAGCATCTAAGAAGTTAAAGCATAAGAATAATAACGGATATCAAACATACTGGACAATATTTTGTAGGTGGATAAAATATAATAAATTATCTTATTCCCCAAATTTAAAAAAAAATTATAATAAATAAAATATAAAATCATGGAATGGATATCAGTTAAGGACAGGCTGCCGGAAAAAGCAGGATTTGTAATAGCGCACAAATCTAATGGTTTAGTACTTGGGCTAAATTATAATGCTGATGGAGAGTTTAAATATTGTAAACAAGACCAAACAAGTCAGGTAACCCACTGGATGCCATTACCTGAACCGCCTAAAGAATAAAAGTAAAGGGATAGATTTACAAATGTCTAAAAATGTATAAAATGGAATTTTGCGGAAGTATTAGAATTAAGAAAGCAACCACTTTACAGAGTTGGATTGATAAAGGATGGTATAAAAGAGAAATTGACAAAGGGTACACATTTGCACTTGGTTGTGGAAGATTTAGGATTGGAAAGTGTGAGTGTTCAAAATGTAAAAAGCAAATTAATAGATTTACAAATGTCCAGTTTATTAACTAAAAAACAAGACAAAATGAAAAAGCAAGATATAGATCAATTAAAATTAGAGATTCAACACATTTGGGAGTCAGGCCCAAATGAGGTGCGAATTTTAGAAATGGTAAAGTTTTTTATTGATAAAAGAAATTTAATTGAGGAAAGATATCACAGGGATGTATTGTTAAATAATTTACCAAATGCAGAAGATGTAAAAAGGTGGCATGAATTACTTGTAGTGCAAAATGAGGACGCTATGATTAAAAATATAAAAGAAACTTTACAAAAGCGATTATATAATATCCTCATTTCTGATCGAGATATTGAAAAACAAGAAGGTAAAGAGAAGAACCTAACGGACAAAATGATTATACGTGACGTTAAGCGTTCATTATTTATCGAATTAGCATTAAGAACTAATCTTGTTTTGCCTTCAAATGAACAAGAATTGCAATGGTTTGAAGAAGGAACAGACCACAAAAAGTGTGGAGATTTTGCCTCAAGACTGTTTAAAGAAGTTGAACGAATAAATAATGATTTATAACTCCTTATCTGAACACATTTAATAAATTAACTCAAACTAAACAAATAATCATGCAAACAGGAATTGAATTAATCAAAAAAGAACGTGAAGAGCAAATTCTAAAACATGGCAGAACTACTGAAATGGATATTCAGGAAAATAGCAGCTATCAATTGGCTATTGGTGCATCAAAACTATTGGCTTATCCTGCGGAATGTAATAATAGCCAATTGCCTCCAAACGGATGGGATATTGACATTTATAAGAAAATGAGAGAGAAGCCGTACAGAGAGAGATTAATAATTGCAGGTGCTTTGATTGCTGCTGAACTTGACCGTTTGAGTGCGATTAGAGAGTATTAAATTTTAAAAAACATTAGATCATATATTGACGTGTATTAAGCAATATTTAGAAAACTAAATAATTTTAATCGCACTACCATTTTAGACCTCTCAGTAAAACTATAAAATAATGGATAAAGAACCAATCAAAGCATTAATAGTCGGGGCTGCAAAGTTATTATGAGAATATCCGGCTTCTACCCTAACATAAAATAATAGACAACACCGCAAAATTATTTCACCCAACTCATTGATATTAAATAAATTCTTAATATTTTTGCACACACTCTTGACTATGAAAGCACTTAAAGAAACACTTTTGGTATGGCTGATTTTTAGCATTATATACCTAATTGTTGTTTTGATTGTATGAAAATAGCTTTGACAATTCCGGGATTCTCGGCACATGGTGGAATAAATGTTATTTTGGAATGGGCAAACAGACTGTCGGAATTCCATGAAGTAACATTGATAACTTCTAAGTTGGGTAAACATCAATGGTATCCACTGGATAAGGCTGTTAAGGTCACAACTGACATTTATTTAAAAAAATATGATTGCCTGATTGTATGCAGTCCACATCATTCTTTTTTACTTGAAAGCAAACACCTTCCGGAAAAGTGTTTTGTGTTCATGCAAATGTTAGAGGACAAATTTAAGCCTCAAGACATATCCTGGCAAAGAGCGTGTAAAGAATTTTACAATTCTAAATTCCCGATGTTTTACATATCGGAGTGGAATTATAAGGAAATAAAAAGATCAAACGACCAAGATGTTTATTTGGGTAATGGAGTGAATTTCGACTTATTTCCATTAGAAGACCCAATAAAGGAAAATGTAATACTGGTGGAAGGATGGGAGCCTGGCAATCCGACAAAAGATGTGGACTACATAGGCGCACGAGTAGCCAAGGAATTAAAAAAGCTATACGGCTGCAAGGTTCTTGCTTATTCTCAACTGCCTTGTAAGGAGTTTATGGATGTTCCAGATGAATACCACGTAAAACCGAATTTAGAAACTTTGAATAGCCTTTACAGAAGGGCTAAAATATTCATAAAGGCCACAAAGTGCGATGCAAGAAGTACGGCCCCTTTAGAGGCAGCAACCAAAAACTGTATAGTTGTTAGGGGAATTGATAAAGGGGATGATGACTTGTTTGTAGAAAATTGCTATAAAATAGGCTACAACTATAATCAAGTTTTGAGCGCAGCCATCCAGGCGTTTGATAATCCTGAGAAGGCAAAGAAGAAAGCGGAAGAATTACAAAGTCAAATAAGAATATATGACTGGTTTTATTGGATGGCAAAAGTAAGAGAGATAATCGAATGAGTACACTTGTTTTGGGTTGTGGTTCCCATGTGAACACCAAAGAAAAGGACCACATATACTGTGATTTAAGGCCATATCATAACGTGGACGTTGTTCATGATCTTGATGTTTACCCTTGGCCGTTTGAGGATAATTCTATTTTGAATATTTCCGCAGTCCACCTGGTAGAACATTTAAGAAATGGGCTTTTGCCGTTCATGGATGAATGTTGGCGTATTCTCATGCCAGGCGGTGCGCTATACATAGAAACACCATGCGCAGGTATGGACCCTGATTTAGAATTTGCTGATCCTACTCACGTGAGATGTTACCGACCACACACATTCACAAATTATTTTCTGAGGTCTGAAATTGGGAAACTGAATTACACCACAAGGGCATGGAATATTCTTCATTTGTCGGTTCCCGAATCAGGCCCAAATAAGAATTGTATAATAGTCCACTGCAACGCAATAAAATGATTGGAATAGTAGCCATCATATATCAGGAAGAATATTGGAAGGAAACTGAACTCCTTTTAGCCCAGACAAACAACCCTGTTTATTTGGTTGATCGGAAAGGCGTTGGTTCAATGAGTGAGGCATACAATACCGGTTTCAAAGAGGCAATGAAAGATCAGGAATATGAATGGATTTGGTTTGTCTCAAATGTGACTTTTAAGCCTAAAGATTGGCAGAATATTAAAAACCTTGCCAAGACTTTGACCGGTTACGCAGCAATTAACCCGGTATATAATTCGGACCATCCACATTTAAGACCAGGGCATTCTGAGTTTGCTGTTTATGACATTCCTTTTGTTGAGTTTACAGCTCCTTTGGTTCGGGCGAGTGTATTTAAAGAAAACCCATTAGACGAAATGCTCCCATATTGGGGTCAGGATTTGGATTGGTCTTACAGAGTAAAACAGAACGGATGGAAGTTGGCAGCGTGTTCCGAAATGGTTTTGGGTCATAGCTACATAAGAGAATCAGAACCCAACAAGATCACAGAGCAAAGGAAAAAATTAAGATTCCAAACCGATGCAGGAACTCATAAAAGACTGATTGAGAAATATGGACAAGATTGGAGAAAAATAATATGGCCAAAAAATTAAGATATGGAACTTGACAAAATTGGAAAAGAACATGAGGTAAATTTCTGGAAAGGATTTGTAAAAACTCAAAGATTTTTGACACAATGGGTCCCGGAAATTAAAACCGAGGAACTCGACATGAGTGTTTATAGATTCCTAAGAGATTTGGACAATCCAAAAGTATTAGACGTTGGCTCCGGGGTTGTTTCAATTCTGAACGGAACGGTCAAAGACCTTGACGCAGCCGACCCACTGGCAGAAGAATATAAACAGATTTTCGATTACGAGGCTCACAGACTTATTCCACCATTAGCATTCGCAGGGGAAGAAGTTGGGGCAGCATTTCCAGAAAAGTACGATGTGGTCCACATGAGTAATGCCATAGACCACAGTGTTGATCCTCAAGCAGTTTTTAAAAACCTGATCGATGCCACCAAAATAGGCGGTTTTATCATTATTCAGGGTTTTGAAAATGAGGCAATTTTTGAAAATTACCAGGGATTTCATCAGTGGAATATCACTCAGGATGGGGTTCATATTTACGCAGCTCGGAAAAAAGAAAGACCAAGGCAATTAGTGGATGAAAGAATTGAAAGCTACTCAATCCACAAGAACAAATTTGAAAACAAATCCTGGTTTGTATGGATAGCGCAAAAAGTATAGACACTTTATTGATTGACTGTGATGGAGTCCTAACAGATGGCAAAATGTATATTGACCACACCGGAGAAAAGCCATTCAAGGCATTCAACTCAAAGGACATTCGGGCAATCAGGGAAATAGTTGCCAAAGGAATTAGAGTTATAATCGTAACGGCAGACGAAGGAAATATAAATGCCAAGTACGCCGAAAAGGTAGGGGCCGAGTTAATACAGTCCAGGGATAAGGGAAATTTGCCTTTTGAAAGTTTTGGAAAATTTTGGGTTGTCTGTGATGATGTTTGGGATTATCCAATGGCAGTAAAAGCGGAAAAGGTATTCTGCCCGACCAATACCGATGCAAGTATTTTGAGACTCAGCCCGACAATCATCCAAAAGCAAGGAGGCGAGGGCGTAATTGCTGAGGTGGTCAGATGGATTTAGTTTATGTTTTGGGATCTGGTTCAAGATGGGGAGATAATGAGTTAAGATATTCCCTAAGATCGGTTGAGAAGAATTTGACCGGTTATGACAAAGTTTATTTGGTAGGCGAAAAACCTGATTGGGTTAAAAATGTGACGCACATTCCAAAGCAAGACATACCATGCAAAGAGTGTTCGATTAAGGAAAAAATCTTAGCAGCGTGTTATGATCACAGACTAAGTGAAGACTTTTTATTTTTAAATGACGACCATATTTTTTTACAAAAAACAGAAACATATCAAATAAAATCGTATTTTTACGGCACACTAAGCGAATGGATTAACCGAAGATCTCCGAAAGAAAGATATTTTAAATGTCTTTCAAACGCTAAGACAGAATTAGAGCGTTTCGGATTACCCACTTACCATTTTGATATACACGTCCCGATTGTCTATAACAAGACAAAATTCATTCAGGCAATGGATACCTACAACTGGAATCTCCCTGAAGGAATGGTTATTAAATCACTCTATGGGAACACCTTTTTTGAAAACCCAGTTGAGTACGTGGACTGCAAAATAAACGAGGGCATTAATCTGGAACAAATCGAAAAGAAGGTAAGGGATAGATTCTGCTTTTCGTTTGGGGATAAGGGATTGAATATGCACCTAAAATACTTTCTGAATAAGAACTTTTTAGACCCTTCAAAATATGAATGAGTTTATATTTTTCGCAATCGGTTTATTTTCAGGAATTTTGTTAGCGTGGTTCAAAAGTTGGTTGAAGGAATTTCTTGAAAAGATGGACGAATACGACCCTTGGAATCATTATTAAATTTTATAAAATGGCACAGAGCAGAGTTAAAAAAGAAAAGGAGAAAAAAGAAGTAAAAGCCCAAGTATGGCTAACGGCAACGCAGCGGAAGAAATTTGACCGCAACGCAAAGAAAGCCGGAATGAGTTTGACAGATTATTTTGTCGAAAGATGTTGTTAGTTGATTCGGGGGCGATAGCATCAAACCCTTTTTTTAATTTAAGACCATGTTAATTAAATACTTACCAAAACCGATTAGGAAATTAGCGGAACAAAGGTTCATAGAATTTGTAACTCCATATAAAAATATTTCTAATGATGTTAATTCTGCATATATTGATTCATTTTCTTGGTCAAAAACTGAGAAATATGGAGAAGGGCCTTCATTTTGGATTTCAATACACAACGGCGACTTCACCCCATACTACGCCATGTATGGACTCCCTGAGAAGTGGTGCATTAAATGTTTGCCGGAGTGGTTAGATCGGAAAGGAAAGGTAATAAATAATGATTGGTATAGATGCGTAAAATCAATTAAAGATCAATTATTTGGAGATGATTGTTCTGAGTATTATCATTCAAATTCAATAATTGATAGTGTTAAAAAAGAAGGCTACACCGAAATAACCTTATCCGATTGGATCGCTGCAAATCCTGAGAAGAAAGAAGATGCAGAATTAAATAAAATATATAATCTTGAAGGTTTTGTAAAATTAGAGAACAAAGAGTGTGTGATTCCAGAGGAGTTAAACAAAATGAAGTCTCCACAATTCGACCCAATAAACAAACCAAAACACTACAATTCACATCCAAGCGGAATTGAGTGCATAGAAATAACTCAGCATCATGATTTCTGTACCGGAAACGCTATAAAATACCTTTGGAGGCAAGGGTTGAAAGATGGTGAAAATTCTGTAACAGACCTTAAAAAAGCGGTTTGGTATATTGAACGGAAGATTAAGCAAATTGAAAATTCAGGGAAATGAAAACGGCAACATTAATTAAAAGGACATTTTCATTTTTACTAATATGCGTAGTTGTTTTTGTGATTAAATGGGCCTATGAAAATTATTCAACAAATGAGGTTGTCCGTGATGTTGTAAGTATAGTATTACTTTTTATCAGTATGGGAATTATAATCACTTTGATTGGATGTGTTGTAATATTTTTTCTTGATTTATCAGATGGAGATTATGACCAATGGTTTGCAACCCACACCGACCCAATAATAAAGAAGGTGCAGGATTTTTTTAATAGGAGAAATAAAGTATTATCAATCATTTGGGTAATAATTATATTTAATAGCTGCACGTATAATTTTTATCTAATACAGCCAACAGTTGAAGAAAATAAAATTAATGAATTGGATAGCTTTATACCATTACAATCATGCGATCCTCATTTTGGGATTACGATACCCCCAATTAGTTTTCCAAATGAATATTATATGATTTACGATGGGGAATTAATACGCATAATTGGGAATGATACATTTTTTTATGAAGAGGCTGCAAAACCATTAAATAAATGATCGAAATTTACATTCGAGTTATGATAATAACATATCTGTATTACTCAGTCATAGAATCAGAGTTTGATTTTAGAAAGTGGTCAAAAATTGTAAAACAAGCCTTTGCAGTTTTTGCGGTACTTGCATTTGTATTTTTAAAAGTATTAAACATTAAATAAATGTTCGCACTCCTAATAGGTACAGCCTTGATCGTAATAATAATTTACGTCTCCGGTTTGGTTTATATTTTAACTCCTGAAGAAAAAGAAAAAGAAGAACAATGAGAAGAATAAAATCAATGGATTTGGCACTTATGGCTTTTGCATTAGCCGCAATGGATAACACAGCACTCGACACCACATATGGCAAAAAAAAGAAAGGTAGAAAACTGAACCCAAATCCAAATGCGTATCCAAACTTTAACCCAAACGGACTTACAAAATTTATAATTGATGGCAAAGAGATTTATGCATTAAACGAGAAAAACGCCATAAGGAAGGCGAATAAAAACAAATAACAAATGGAAGTAATAATCTGTATCATAGCTCTTATTATAATTAATTGGAACATTTGGGACCAACAAAGCAAACAATCCTCCATGCAGAGGCAATTAGAAACCCAACACCAACAAATCCAAGCACTCAAGGCAAGGTTAACAGCATTAGAGCCAAAGGACGAGGTTGATCAATTTAGAGACATACTTAATAAAATATAATATGGCAGACGAAAAAGAGTATTACATCGGAAACGGAAAGAAGTTAGAACAATTTGACGGCATGGCCATACAATTGAATTTAACTCAATTCAGAGAGGCAATAAAGCAGAATAAACACCTGATTAAAAAATACACCTCAAAAGACGGAACGGAAAATGAAACCATTGACATAGTATGTTTTCCGCTAAAACAAGAAAATAGAACTCAGCATCGGACTCATTCGGTAAAATTAAGCAAACCGCAAGAAGCAAAAGCAGAGCAGCCGAAACAACACAAAGACGAAAGTTTACCATTTTGAATAAATGAACTTGTTAAAGAGTTGGAACTAATCAGAGCCTAAAAGTATTTAGAACACAATGATCAGAGAGACACGAAGTTCTCATAATTGGCAATCAAGATCAGGAACCTGGGACAGTATAAATACTCGCTACATTGATTTTGAAACGGATTTTCCAGAGTTATATTTAAGCGACATCTTGGAGGATTTTCAAACCGTAAATATTAATGACTATAAAAATATAAACTATAATAGCTGTGTATTATCTTTTTTAGATGACTATATTTTGGAGAGATTTTGGAAACATCCGATAAAATATGTAGCTAAATTCAAAGATGCAAAATTTGTTTGCTCCCCAGATTACAGTATTTTATTAGGAATGCCTAAAAGTTTAATTCACTATAATACTTATAGAAATAGGCTTGTAGGGTATCTCTGGGCAAAAAACAATATAAATGTTATCCCCACTGTTTCATGGGCCAGTAGTTCAACATTTGACATAGTTTTTGAAGGTATTAAGCCAGGTAGTTGTGTTGCTGTTTCTAATATTGGTATGAGTGACATGAGTAGGACCTATTTTGATTCAGGCTACAACGAAATGATTAAAAAGATACAGCCAAACAAAATATTATTTCAATGTAAAAAAAAATACAGAAACCAATACGAAGATAAAAGCGTTATTTTTGTGGAATCATTTTGGGACAAAAAAAATAAAACACAATGGGAGGTAGGTCAGGGCAATCAATAACAACTTCAAGTTCGGCAACCGCACCTGTGAGTTCAGGGGCAAATCAAACTCAATCAAATTCCGATCAGGAAGATTCTGGGCCAGCAATAGCTCAGTACCAAAGTAATGACGCAGCAATTGCCAAATTTAAAGAGATGGCAAAAACTGGAAGTCCAGCACAAAGAAAAGCTGCAAAAAAAGCATTAGAAAAGATAAGTGGCGCGACTAATGATAGATTTGTTAGAGATTTTACAAGCAGCTTTAACTCTCTTAATAGCAGGGAGCTTTTTAATGCAAGAAATAGAAGCGCACAATTAGATACGATCAGGCAATTGAGAGACTATGCAAGAAGAAGCGGAAATAATTTTATTGGAGATGTGTCTGACACAGTTTTAGGGAGTGGTCGCATATCAGAGAAGCAATCTTATGTTTTGGCAAAGTTTTTTAAAGACGTTAAGGACAAATTATAATGCGCCCTAATATTCAGAAAAGGATTAATGATGTAGCCAACGCCTTAACGAAAGGTGAAAGCAGGGAAAGCATTGTTACAAAATTTAGTAAAAAATTTCAAACAACTCCAAGAACAATAGACAATTATATTGCAAAGGCAAAAGAACAATCCAACGCTGCCATACAAGAAGAGAATGAGCTAATAAAATCCGATAACACCACCAAAGAGGTTGCTGCCCGTGTGGAGGCTCTAATTACGAAAGAGCAATTGGTGGAAGGTTTGGTATCTATCTTTCAGAATGAGACAGCGAATGTAAAACCATCGGACCAGATCGCAGCAGCAAAACAAATATCAACCATGTTAGGGTATAACGAACCATCAAAGACAGATGTATCTATATCAGGGGACGTTAAGACCGTAATCCAGTTATTTGCAGATCAACCGCCATTAGTTGAATGAGGGGAGTAAAATTTGATTTAACCGGAGATAAGGCAAACAAAAAGCAAATTGAGTTCATCCGGGCTGTATTCGATAAACACAGAATTGAAACGACCTATGCATACGGTGGAGCTGTCAGAGGTGGAAAGACTTTTGTCATTCTATACTGTCTTCATTTATTAGCTCGAAATTACCCAAATTCCAAATGGGTAGTGGTGAGAGAAGACCTTCCGGCACTCAAGACAACCACAATACCAAGTTTCAGCAAATTGATTGATGCTGAGAAATATGGCAAGTGGAATTATTCAGTACCGATCACTTTTAAATATAACAACGGAAGCCAAATAATATTTAAGCCTGAAAGTATTACCAATGATAGGGATTTGAATTCATTCCTTGGATTAGAATGCAACGGTTTATTCCTTGAACAAGCGGAAGAACTAAGTGAAAGTATGTATGACATGGCCCTGCAACGTGCAGGCTCACACTACATCGACCCAATGCCGAAGCCGTTTATATTCATGTCATTTAATCCGAGTCAGACCTGGACAAAAGAAAAGATTTATATACCGTTTCGTGAAGGCGCATTGAATAATAAAGTTTATTATCAGGAGGCATTACCTTCTGACAATCCTCATGTCACCAAAGAACAGTGGGAGTCCTGGGATATGCTCCCAGAAGAAATGAAGGCCCGAATGATACAAGGGGATTGGACAGATTTTGGAGGGAAGAATCTTTGGTTATATTCATTCAGGCCATCCCATCATTTGCAGGAAAATTTGGAGTTTGATAATTACAGCCCAATTTATGAGGCATACGATTTCAACTATTCTCCCACAACTTGCTTACTTTATCAAGTAATCAGAGACAAACAAACAGAAGGCGGTGGAATATTTTTCTTAAAAGAATTTAGCGTTGAAGGTGGAACGGAAAGACTTTGTAATGAGGTGAACCGATTCTTTGACAATGAGCTAAAAGATTACAAAGGGTTTTCGTATGTCACTGGTGACGTTTCAGGAAATCAAAGAGATACCAGAGGCAATTCTACGGACTACGAAATCATTCAACGGATCAGAAGAATTCCACTATCAAGATTTATCGACACCAGATCAATGAACCCTAAAATGGACTTCTCAAGAGACATATGCAACACTACATTCCATAATGATTTAGTTTTTGTAGATAAGAAAAAATGCCCTATCTTAGCGAAAGAATTAAGCCTTGCAAAACCGAATGAGAACGGCAGAGGATTGTTTAAAGATCGCAAGGCGTATAAGATGGATAGTTTCGATGCGATGAGATACGGAATTCATGCCGTGTGTAGTTCAGTGAGTGATGTGGTTCAATTAGCGAGGGTAGTGTACGGCAGAGAAAAGTAAACACCTAAACAATGAGATACCTAATTTTTCTTTTATTGTTTTCTTGCGTTAAAGAAGAAAAGCCTTTACAAATCAAAGAGCCAATACAAGCACTTGCAGCGGTTCAATGCGATTCTGTTTATTACGTTCCGGTTTATTCGGGCAGAATGATGAAGATTTTGCCCAAGACCATTGTGCCTTGGAATTATAAAGGGAAGCGATTTTGGTTTGCAAAAGGTTATGCATTTTCAATTGTTGACCCTTTTAATTATCAGCAAGACAGCCTAAAGGAAAGGGTTGTATTTGCTGATTCTGTCCTGATAAGTTATTCAGATACTTTCTATATCTGTAAGAAGTATTTTAAATGAAAATAATACCTGAGAACACCCTAAATAAAGTTACCGAGCAAGTAGCACCGATCAAGAAGCAGAAAAGATTATTGGGGAAAATCATTCCTATGCCTGGACACCGAGTATTTCAATTAGACATATCCACCGGAGAAGTTACCGAAGCGGAATATGAAAATGATATTGAGATTACACTGGGCAGAGTTATAAAGAAAATAAAACACCGCCCATACTGTATTTATCAGTCTGCTTTGAATTTGGAGAATGCAAAAAAGAAATTTTTAAAAATTGTCAAGAGTGAACTGGAAAAGACTGTTTAAGAAGAAAAGAAGCGATTTAAAGTTTATCGGAAACATGGAAGGGCATAACTTTTATGTTGTGTTCAATCCTTCCGAATTGACCTATACAAGATACTTTGCTTATGTCCAGGCAGTGCAATTATCGGGGTTTAAGTTATTGAAAGAGCATTTGGATATCTGTTTGGACTTGATTGATCAAAGTATATCCGAGGGGAACATTGCCAGAATTGCACACATTACCGATGCAATACGAGGTTATCAGAATTTGTATCTTTCCAATGATTTAATGAAGGAAGTGGTGAACTGTTTTATTCTGATTGATGATGAACCATTGACAGAATTCAGCACTTCACACACCCAAACCAAATTAGCATTATACGACAATAATTTGCAAATACGCTTTTTTTTTATCAATTTTGCAATGGATTTGCTGCAGAACTTGGTGAGTTTACCCGAACATATTCAGCCAGAGGAATACTTGAATTCAAAAGCAGTGAAACTGAAGGAGACAGCCTTTTGGAGGGTCTTGAACCTGAAAAGTGGATTGGCGCACTCTACGACAAAATAATAGAGATTACAGAAGAAGTTAATGAGCAGACAATACGTTCCGCTAAAGTATTGGGCGTGTCTGATCAAACATTGGAGGGAATGACATTGGGGCGGTATTTGGAATCTTTGATTATTCATAAAAAATTACAGAATGGCCGACAGCATATACGACCTGATAGCAACGATCAAATTTCAGTATGAAAATGAGGGGGCAAAAGAAGCGGCCAATGACTTAACAAAAATAGATCAGGGAGCCGCAAAGGTTTCCGGAACATTGGGAACAGTTGGAAATACTGCAGAGAAGTCAGCGCAAAAAACATCCTCAGCATTTAAGGAAGTTGGAAACGAAATCAAGGCAACCCAAAATAAAATTACAAAAGGCCCAACAGTTTCAGGCGACCCAATGAAGGGGTACACTGAGGCGGTAAAGAAGTCTTTACTTTCTCTTGATGCGGTTTACGAAATAAACAACCAAAAGTTAGCCGAGAAGGACAAAAAGTTTTCCATATTTCGGGCAGAATTGCAGAAACAAGGATTGGGACTGTCTGAGAGAGAAATAAAAAGTTACTATGAAAATGTTTTGGGCATCACTGAGAAATACAATCAAGAAATAGCCAAAGCAGACCAGGGCAATTTAAGCACGAAGCAAAGGGCGGTCGAACAATTAAAAGTTGGAGTCACCCAAAGAGTGAGCCAAATTACCGGAATAGATACCGGAACTCTTGGTGAGATCGGAAGCAAATTAACCGGTGGAGCGGTGGGAGCTACTGCATTGGCTGCCGGAATAGCATTGGCTGCCGGAATAGCATTAGCAACGGTTAAACTTGCCGAGTTCGCAGAGGAAGAAGACAAGGCAATCACAAACTTTGCCTCTATTATCGGATCAGTGAGACTTAGTGAGACTTTGGTTGATGAACTTGATACATTAGCGACTCAAACAAAATTTACTGGTGACGAATTGCAAGACGCAGCATTCACTTTATTAAAGTTTGGAGTTGCAGCGGAAGACGTACCGGATAAGATCAGAAGTTTGGGGGATGTTGCTGCTGCTACCGGGGTATCATTAGGAACCTTAGCAGACATTACCGGAAGGATAGATTTTCGTGGGTTCGCAAATCCAAGGGAACTAAAAGTATTGGAACAACAAGGAATTCCGATCTTTGAGAGTTTGGCAGCGGTCACAGGAAAGACCGTTCAGGAATTAAGGAAATTTAAGAAGGTAAGTGATACCGATGTAAAGGCAGCATTTGCACAGATGAGCCAAGACGGAGGAAAGTTTGCCGGAGTATTAGAACAGCAAAGCCAGTCTTTAACATCGTACAGGAAGCGATTAGGTGACGCATTCACAAACATAAAGGAATCAATCGGGCAGGCGTTTCTTCCGGCAGCAAAAGTCATTTATTCAAACCTGATCCCGGCACTGAATAAAGTCACTGAGATAATCACTCCATTGGTTAAAGTGGTAGGGGTAAGTTTAAAAAATGCGTTTGAAATTGTATTTGGTGCGATTAGTGCAGGATGGAATTTAATCAGCGGAATTGTGGAGGAGTTTGGTGGGTTTGTCAATGACGTAACGAAGTTATTTGGACTTGATTTCTCCAAAATAGATTTCTCTGCATTGTTTACCGAGTTTTTGGCTACAATCAACGCAATTTCAAATGTGATTGATGATTTTTTCAAAAATGTAAGCACCGGAGGAAAGATAGTTTTTAAAGAAATTATTAGAGTTTTTGAAACTGCATTGGGTAAGGTTTTCCAAAATATACCAGGGTTACAAACTGCAGGGAATAAACTTTTGGGTTTTGCATTGGTGAAACAAAACGAAATCAATGAACTGCAGAAACAAAAAATTGATTTACAAAAGGAATTTAATAAGGAATACCAAAAATACATTGACCTGAGCCAAAAGGAAAACGCCCAAAAGTTAGAGGATGAAGAAATAGATCAGGACGCATTAGCAAGACAAGCGAAATTCAGAGAGGAAAGAGCAAAGGCATTACAGGAAGTTAAACAGATAACGGCAGAACTGAGAAAGCAGTATGAGGATGTACAATTAGACGGATTGTTCGACCCTAAAAAGATAATTGACCAAAGGGATGTTATCAATACACAAAGGGCCTTAATAGATCAGGCTCAAAAGATAGCCAATTCGGTAAACACTGCAACTCAATTAAGTAAGAAATACAAAATCCAAATACCGTTTACCGTTGATGTAGATTCGTTCTTTCTTCAGAACGAAATACAAAAAGGTTTGGAGGCGTTGCCTGATGCGTTGGTCATTCCTGAATTCCCTATTTTGATGTCCGGGGCGGTTTCTTTGGATGTGAATTTGGATAGGCAGAAGACTTTGGAATTATTGGAAAAGGAGATTTCTTTTTTCAAAGACTTGCCCCCTGACGTAAAAAATAAAACGGTTGATGTATTGGTCAGCCTTGGCGTGAAGATCACTCCTGAAAGTTCCGCAAAAGCCAAGGCAGCACTTGACAAGATCATTCGGGAAGTCACAGAGTTAACAGACCCGACTAAATCCTTGGAGTTGGCCAAGGCAATACAGGAAGGATTAAGTGAGGGAATAAGTGAGGGAGAGATTGCGAAGGTGTTGTCTGAAAAGTTTGGGTTTACACAAGATCAAATAAAAAAACTGATCAAGGGTATTCAAACCGAAGCGGAGGGACTATTTAAGGAAGATTCGATATTAAAAAAAGTATTTTCCGGGCTGTTTGGTGACGGAAAACTTGGAGTAAACGAAGAAGCCAATTTGAGAAAATCCCTCCAAATAGCTGCCGACCAAATAAGCAACTTCACAGATACTTTCATCCAAGGCGAACTTGATAAGACAGATTTCTTAATCAATCAAACACAGTCAAGGGTTGACAAGTTAAAAGAAATTGCTGACCAAGGCAATTCTGAACAACTCCAAATTGAGGAAGACAGACTTGCAGAATTGACAAAAAGGCGCGAGGAATTTGCACAAAAACAGAAACAGATTGCAGCGGTGGAGGTTGCAACTTCTCAGGCAGTTGCAGCAGCTAAATCAATCCAAGGGTTAACCTCAGCATTTGCAGCAGGAGGCCCGGCCGGTATTGCTACTGGTATAGCCTATTCAGTTGCCTTGGCTGCCTCCATAGCTTCTATAATTGCAGGGGTATCTAATGCCTTTGGCTCTATTCCGGGGTATAAGACTGGAACGGAATATATACAAGGCCCAGGAACAGAAACGAGTGACAGTATTTTGGTGAGGACTTCCAAAGGCGAAAGGATAGTTGACGCATCAAGTAATAAGAAAATCGGAGAAACCAAAAACAAAGACTTGCCGAGGTTAGTTGAGAAAGGAAAAGAAGTTGAGCGGTTGGTTAAGAATAGCGACTATCGAGAAATTATAAAAACTGGACTAAAAGAAAAGTTGACAAATAATGTCTTGTCAAAATCTGACAAGTCCGAAAAGGTACAAGTAAGCAAGGAGTCAAGATCGGATTATGTGCGAATTGAGTTGGGTGGCCAAAGTATGTTGATCAGGGAGGATAAATTGAGGACCGCACTATCCAATACCGAAACCATAAAGGAAAAGGTTGAAAATACACGTGAATTGGTTCGGGCCAATATGACCCATTTTAAGACCGATTTCGCCACCACAAAGACCGAGAAGATAAGGGAATCTTTAGTTCCGATTCTTACACCTGAGCGATCTAATTTATTAAGAGTAATCCCATCGGACACCGAAAAGATTCAACGTGAAGACGTGACAATCAAACTGGAATCTTTGGGTAACAAAATAGAATCAGGACTTAAAGAAATGGGCAAACGAATTGCTGACATTCAGGTCATGGTAGATTTTAACGAGGATGGTATGATTGCAACACAGCGAAGGAGAGAGAAGGACAGAATCAGAACCCAAAATATTAAACTTTGAACAAGATATTTATAAACAGTGTAGATTTTACTGAGTGGGTTATCGGTCTTGACGAATTTACTGTCACGGTAGAGCGTTCTGATTCGGGAGGGATAGATCAATCCACATCGAACACCATCAGGGTAATACGAGAAGGGTATGAGATCTTTAAGGCGTTTTTCTTTGATGAAATTTGCACCGCTCAGGATAAGATTTTAGAGGCTACAATAAAGCTGGATTGTTGTGATACGGTTTTCACCTATGATATTTATTTCAAAGGTTGTGCCTTCCTTGATTATGATTGTGAGGCCAGGGTATCAATGATTCAACGCTCATCGGAGAAAGACGCATTTGAGAAACTTACCGGCAGTCCATTTTGGTCAGACAAATATACTTATGTCAATGATGCGATCAGCGCCGGAATGGTTCATAAGCTATCCTATGTAAAAGATGACGGCAACCGAGTAGGATTGGGAGTTTACTTAATCTTAGCACCCTTACTTACAGTTGTTAAGTTGATCGTACAGGGCCTTGCCTGGCTAAATATTGTAGATGCCGATGTACTTGATTCATTGGAGAGATTAGAAAACGATGCCGTGGGTGCAGGTGAATACAGGCCATGCCCTAACTTATCTTATATCTTCCGATGGCACTGTAATAATTTAGGGTTGAGTTTTCAAAGTTCAATTTTAAATTCCGAGCCATACAATAATTTGGTTCTTTATATGGCCCAATATAAGGGAGGTATCAATTATGATAAATACAATACCGATCATTGGGACGCATGGAACGCAGCGAATTTAAACCCGGTTGAATTGTTGGAGTCTTTGAAACCTGTGTTCAATGCTGACTGGATTATTTATGACGGTGTTTTATATTTTGAACGAAAGGACATTATCGACTCATTGAGGGTTAATTTATTCAACATTCAAGACTCTGAGAAGGACGGTGACATTATTGACATTGGAGAAGTAACAAATCAAGAAACAAATTTTGCTTATTGGGACGGGAGATACAAGGTAGACGCATCAGACAGCCAAGGCTCTCAGAATGTCACAATGTATTCAGACATTGTGGAGTGGAATGATTCTAAGATCAAGGCTCGAAAAGGCAAAAAGGAAGTGGTTGTGAATTATTCCCCTGCAAAGTTCACCAATGACATCAATGCCAACGGATTTATGAAATTCATTTGGTACACTGCAGAACTTGCAGACTCATTCAACAACAAAAGTAGAATGACACATTCACTTGTTACAGGTCAGGATATTTGTTCCGAATTAAAACTTTTGATTGTAGATGAAAAGGAAGTGATCACAATTGACGGTTATAAATTCATCGGAGTAAAGAGACGAAAAATAAAAGACGGTCCGAATGGTGACGTTTATGAATATAATTGGGAAATGTGGTTCGACAAAGATCTTCCGGATCAGGAATTATACAAAAGATTTCATTACATTGACGACCCGGAAAATCAAAACGGCAGACCGATAAACTATGAAAGCATAACAATAAAACCGTCTGATTTTTGTACCTTTACAGAGAAATTGAACACCTACAAGTTAAACATTTCGATTTCACACAAAGATTATGGGCAGGGTATTCCGGAAAAGTATGAAATAAACTTTTCAGAGCAAACGGTTAAGTTTGAAAATATAAAATTCAAATGTAATTAATGGCATTATACGTTGACACCACACCCCAAACAAGACAGATCAGCCCAGGCGGTATGTTTCGGGCGTGTGCTATATTTACCAGTGATGAAATAATCCCAAATTCAACTAAAATTCATGTTGACATAGCTCTGTTTTTGGACACCGGAGAACCTACTATTCCGGTACTGGAACCAAGGTGGGAAGCGGAATTTCCGACATCAAACGGAACAACGGTTGAAATGTCGTTTGTGGGTTTGGTTTCAAAATATAAAAACCTTCAAGTCAGACTTACCAGACAAATCAATACAACTTATTTGGTAGAGTTTGAATTTTTAGCCATTGCAGACACCGGAGATTATTTGTTTGCTCATGAATGGTCTTCCGATATACTTTTGAAAGAGTCAGCAAATGGAGGCCCAAACAACATTTATAATACCGGAAGTAAAAATATCTTCATCAGGTCCTCAGTGATCTTTGATGAAATTATAACAGCGGAATCTTTAATACCTTGTACAGCTACCCGATGGAATTCAGATGGTGAATATGGCTTAACTCATACTTTGTACGTGGACGGTACTGAGGTGAATGGCTACATTTATAACAAGGATTTAAGAGTAGTTTTATTTGGTGGCCCGAATATGTATTCCTCAAGATACTTTGCCGGAATAATGAAGGTATTAGGTGCGAATACAAATGACCCACATTATGAAGCGGCCAAATTACAATACGGATTAATAGGCTCTACGATTGAAACAGCGGAATTCTTTACTCCGAATGTAATCGACTTTGATAAACTCCAAAATGGAAAAGGATTAATTGAATATGCCGGAACTTACACAGAAGGAGAGTTCACCATTGACTCAACTTACTTTGAGCCGGGTCAGCAATATGTTATTTTTTGGGTTTACAAACAATTTGATACTTGGTATTCCCGAAAGTCAGAAGTAATAAGTCAGATTATCCCCGGACCTGTACCGATCAAGCCGGACATAACTTGTTCGATTATTGTAGATAATAATGACACTCATGCGACTTGCTGCGTAAGAAATGCGGTTCCATGTGTGAATTATGAGTTCAAATCAGTACTTGATTATTCAGATTACAACACACAATTAGGAACGGCAGGTCTTCCGGGTACTTTTTTTGATTACTTTGTCCGATGTGACATAAAATACAACACCACAAACGACTATACAACGGCTAAAAACATAAGCGAAATAAACCCGACTTATGTATATAACAACACCGGAGGCAGTACATGGACCAGAGGAGTTCAAATGATGATCCCGGATAGTTTTGCAGGAGGCTCTTTGTATTTATTTTTCGATTGGATTTTTAACATAAACGGAAATACAGACCACTGCATATTTCCAATGACTATCCATGTGGTTGATTATGACGATGCAGACTTTACTTTGTTTAGCCCTTCATCGTTACCGGATGGGTATTGTTATGAAGACGGCAAACAACTTGCATTATCAATTGTAGAACCATCAGTAGATCATGTTAATTTATATTACCTGACTGCCAACGGTAAGATTTTAGAAGATCAAAGTCCTTTAATTTTGCCAACTACCGGAGGCGGTAAATTCGGGTTCACAGTAGATTATACACAACTTGAAGAAAATCAAGAGTACTGTATTAAGTTGGTAGGTTATAAAGACAACACCATAACCGGATCATGCCCATGTGAAACAATGATATTCAATGCGGTTGCAGATTGTGGGGGCAAATTCGTAACATGGGAATTTGACATTCCTGGATGGTCTGACGTTGATATGTCCATCATTGTGGTGACTTATCTTGATGCATTTGGAAATATCAAACAATACTATGCAAGTGGTTCTACCAGTGGAAACTTTCAAACACCGCTAAAAGGATGGTTCAGATTTGAAGTGGTGAGGACTGATGGATGTCATTATACTACTGCATTTGATAATGGAGACGGATTAATCAGGAATGATGTAAGTTTTTCTTACGTGCCGTGCCAGGAAGATACTTTGGAATTTGATTTGTGTGATGCAGTAACCGAAGAAACGGAAACAACACCTTGCACTAATTTTCCTCAGATCTCGATTGCGTGTTCTTCCTTGGGGGTAGCAACTCCAACATGGTCAGGCGAAGGGACCACAACATCAAGCGTGAAACAGTATTCATTTGATGGTTCATCCTGGGCAACATACACCGCACCTTTAGCGAGTCAAAAAGTTTTCTTTAGATGGACACTTACCTATAATGTTGGAGCTACCGGATGCGGTGACAAAGTAGTTTATGCTCATGCTGACTGTACAATTTGCGAACAAGCCTAATGGAAAGATACATTTTATATTCCCCTGGAACGGTTGCCTGTGTTGACATAGACGGCAAGGCAAGAGAAATATGTTTACCTGTTCAAAACAGATGCACATTAACCCCAACAGATAACATACTGGCAGACTGTGACAATACTTATGCCTGTTCAAAGCAATGTGTTAAATATCCTTACCGTGTTCCTTTTCAAATTGGAGACAAGATCATGTTTCAGTTGATGTTCAGGGATCAGTATAATGCTGACCCAAAGGAACCAGTTGCAGGATGGGAGGATTTTGTTATTGCGACATTGCGAAAAATTGACGGAACTGAGATTACTGATATGGCTCAGTTTGCATCACGGTATTTTGTTTGCCATAATGGCGAAAATTCCTATCAGGTTATTGAAATTGATACCGGCATAGAAGGTTTTCCAGAATGTTTTGAATTGGATTTCGTGGCCAAAAATGATTTAAACGAAACTACGGAAAGTGTATGCACTCAGCAATTTTATGTGCCTGATGAATGCCATGACATAATTTATTTTGAAGGCGTTTACACCAAAAAGGATTGCGTTGGGAATTATTATTCTAAGCCTACGTGTGTAGATGGTTTTAAATTTATAAATAAATTAGGAATTGAAGCGAAGATAGTTGAGCAATTTCCAGAGATCGAAAGAACATCTGGAAGGAACGGAAAACTATTGAGTAGCACCACACGAATGAATTATAAAATCATTCCTACTAAATTGATTCCTCAATTCATGGTAAACTATTTGAGCAAAATAATATTTCAAGGTAGACAAATAAAAATTAACAATGAAATAGTAAAAATTAGTAACTTTGCAATGAACCCCGTAAGTGATTACAAAGGTCTTTACAGATTGGAAATTACTTACAGCATAGAGTGTGCGACAGAGTGCTAAAACCATAAAATGATTCTAATAAAAAATAGAGGTGGCACTGTGATTCCAGTCAAGCCGGAAGTATACGAAAGGAACAAAGAGAAATACGCAAAAGACGGTTGGAAAATTGTTGAACCGATGAGCGTTAAAAAACTTGGGAACCGACCAGTTGAAGTTAAAAAAAAGGACTAATCTAAGAGAGTGTAGCAGAGTTTTTTTAACTCTAAAAACTTTGTAAAGCATGAAATGTGCATCTTTAACTTGTGCCGGATCTTCAGTTGTGATCCCACAGAGATACTTAAACGATTGCGACACTAATGAGACGCAATCAGCCTGTTACACTGGACTTGCAATTGCTCGTTGCGATTGGGTTCCAACGGACGTAACAGACACCGCAGAAATTGAAGCAGCAGTAGCAGCCGGAAAGATAAAACTTTTACCAAAGGGTAAGATTGTTTTAGAGACTCCTTCGGATGTTGTTGAAGAAGATTACTCAGGATGTTTTGACCGTGTTGTAGTTAGAACTGAAAGGTTGGTAAATTACGAAACATGGTTGTTCAAAGCAGACCACAGTGACGAAGATTATTGGACTGAGGTATGCGAGTTATTCCAAAATCAACGAGTGACTTTGATCTTAATCAAATCTGATGGATATTTCACACTTGGAAATGAGTGGGCAGATTTCATCAAAGGCGGTTACATCGGTACTGAGCCTGATCATGCATTGGGACTTGAAGCGTCATTGACTCAGAACTTCTCAGTTGACAGAGGTGATGCAAAAGGAAAAGCAAGATGGAAAGCTCAATTCCAATTGAATTATAACTGTGTATTGCAGCACGTTACTGTTCCTGGTTTTGTTGACGCATTAGCAGACAGCGAAAGCGCATCATAATTAAAACTCAAAATTTAGCCGGGGCATAGTGATATGTCCCGGTATATTTTATGATTAAAGCGGAAGACGTACTTAGAGAATTTAGCGATCTTGTCAAGGTTACAGCCTTTGACCAAGAAAGGTATCTGAATAAATTTGATACCGAAAAATCAAAGATACCGGTTAAACACCAGGTTTATCTACAATCTATAAATCACAATTATAGATTAAGTAAGATAGATTTGCTCTCCAAAAAAAGACCTGGTGAGCCTGACCATATCAAAGATTACCGAAACGAAAACATTCGACAGGTAACTATTGAGCCTATTCGTAAATTCTCAGTGGAATGTACAAACGTTTGGGTCGGTGGTGGATTTGAATTAAGGAATACTCCGGAATATGTTTCAGAATGGTTGAAGTCAAGACCATTTTTGAATGATGGAATGAAACTCACTTTGGACCAATGGGCAACCGAAGTAGTTTTGCCATATTCTTTTGTTGATCCGAATGGATTACTTTTTGCTGTTCCTATTTTGGACGAAACCAAAAAGATTGGAAGGGTGGACAGTTATTTAATTCCATTCCATAAAGTAGTTTATAAAAGTAATTACATTGCTTTTGAGGCCGGAAAAAGAGGGGATGACCCTTTTTATTACGCTGCCGACTTGGATAATTGGTATTCATTAGAGCCATATCGAGAAGGCAATCAGTTGAAGTACCGACTTGATGTGATCTATGTGCATGGTTTGAAAATGATGCCTTTTACCATGATGCCCGGGGTTATTTCAAGTAATCCAAAAGGCGAAAAATACAAAGAGTCTTATCTACAATCAGCGTATTCTCATGCAGACGAAGCGTTATGTGCATATTCAGATGATCAGGCAGTCAGAGTAAAGGCAGCGCACCCAATTTTGGTTATTGGTGATGTGGTTTGTTCGGCCCCTGGATGTACCAAAGGACAAATTAAAACTGATGAAGGTTGGAGTGAGTGCGAAAAGTGCAGCGGTACAGGATATCTGAGAAGTCCCGGACCTTTGGAGTACTGGAACAACACACGGACCATTATTGATGACAAAGCACAAAATAACCCTACTTATTTAAACCCTGATACGGCAGTTTTGGAATTTGTTTCTAAAACATGGGCGTATCATTTTGAATTGATGAAAAAATCCTTGGGAATTGATGCCCTGATTGATCTGAATGAGTCAGGTGAAGCGATGTTGCACAGATTGGAACATCTTAAGACTCAGATAAGAGTATGCCTCATAGGTCTTGCAAATACCATTCAGGACCATTTATACATCGTTACCAAGTATTTTTACAACGGTGCCAAAAATGAAGAATACCCAACTTATAGTATTCCTTTAAGTATTGAGATCAAAAACCCTGAGATCATAAAGGAAAAAATAAAAACAGCCATTGGGGTTGAAAGGATTACGAATGTCATTGATTATTATAATTTGGTTTACGCCAATGATTCAATGATGAAAAGACTCATGTCGTTTATAGCTCGTAAATATCCACTGGCAACTTATTCAAACGATGATGTAATAAAATTAAACTCATTGCAGCTCTATTCTGACTCAGAAGTAAAACGATCATTTGCGGTCCTTGATGTTGCCTTGGAAGTTACTGAGGGCAAAGATATTTCCGCAATGACCGACAAGATGTTATTTGATTTGATCAACCCTGTACTTTTAGCAAAATATCCAGATGCAATAATATTGGATGAACTTAATTGATATAGTCCGTAAACAATCGGAAAGTACTGAACTTTTTTTAACTGATTTTGACCTTAAGAACCTTGAATCGGATTTTGAGATCTTTAACATTTTAAAGAAAGTGGTCCGGAAAATGTCAACCAAGAGAGGGCGGTTAGTGTACGACTATGAAACACTTTTAGAGATTAATAAGCTCCAAAAAAAGGTTGTCGAATTACTATCAAAAGGTGACTATTCAAAAAACATAATTTCACTTACTCAGAATTTTGACAACATTGAAGATTTATCTTTACAGTTTGCGTCACTTTTAAACGATGTAGATTCTTATGATTTTTTGAAGAAACAAATCTCACCAATTAAGAAAGGTTTTATAGAGGACATTTCTTCAAGCCTTGCCAGTCCTGACAGTATAAAAGTAAACATAACCGGAGGAATTAGGAAGATATTGTTAAGGTCTGCGACTTTTGGGAATACAGTTGATGAAGCGGAGGACTTATTAAGAACTTATGTTTTGGCAGACGCAAAGAAAGGCGGTTTGCTTACAAGATACGCCCGACAAATTGCACACGATTCATTGTTTCAATTTCAGGGATCAGTAGAACAAAAGATCGGTGAGGAAATTGGAGTGAATGCCTACTCTTATGTAGGGCCATTAAAAACAACCTCAAGACCTCAGTGCAAACGATGGATAAACACATTCAAAGGAGTTATACCATTTGATAAATTACAGGAAGAAATCGAGTGGGCAAAAAATAACGGTTCCGGATTGGGTGACTTAAAACTTAATGTAAATAATTTTGCTCAAATCAGAGGTGGGCATAATTGCATTCATAGAGCAATTCCGTTTATAAATAATCCAAAGACAAAAAGTAAACTTGATAAGATTCAGGACAAAAGACAGAAAGTTTTAGACGAAGCAAACAGAGTTGCAAAGGATCGTTTAAAAGAGAGGTCGCAAAAAATGTATGAAACATATTTTAAAAATTAATATATTTGCATTATGAACGAGTTGTTAAAAAGTCTCGGAATTGAGAACCCGAAAGATTTTATTCAGAGAATGACCATCAAAGATTTTAACAAAATAAAATCTCAGTTAAAATCACAGTCGAACACTTATTTACTTATTGACGGAATGACTCAAATGAGGGAAAGGCTTTCTCCATTTGAAATTTTAAACCGCTGTCTTTCCGAAAATGGAAAGAGAAGATATTTGCTTCAAGGAATTGACTTTACAATTGAGCCAAAGTCTGAAGTAACTAAGATGGCAGCCCCGGAAGTAAAAGAGATGGCAGCCCCGGAAAAGAAAAAGAGAAACATTATTAAAACACAATAAATGGAGAAGATTAAAAAGTTTTTATCAGCAATTGGATTTTCAGGCTCAATCACAGAAGATACCACAGACGAGCAGTTGAATGAATTGGCCCAAACATACTTAGACGACCGGGCAGCAATTGCCACCAGTGGGGAAGGCGTTAAAAAGAGAATTGACGAAGCGAGAAAAGAGGGCCAAATAGTAGCTCAGAAGCAAATCAAAAAGAAGTGGAACAAAGAACTTGGTTTAGGGATGTCTGCATCAGAAGCAGAGGAAATGGAAATGGAAGAATTTTTGGGCAAAGCAAAAGAATTTGTTACCTCAGAAATTGACACCATCAAAAAAAATGCACCGGAAGAATACAAATCAAAGGTGGATGAACTTCAAAAAAAGTACAACGACTTAGTTGAGAAACACGGCTCAACCAAATCAGACTACGAGAACAAACTGAAAGAAGCAGAGCAGCGTTTTGAGATGAAAGAGAAGGAAAGAAAAACCGATTTGATAATTGGTAAGGCTTTGGGAGAAAAGAAATACATTGATCATGATGTAGCAAATGATTATTTCAGAGCTGCATTGTCAAGAGATCAGGTGACGGTCGATGAAAACGGATCAATCAAAAAAGCAGACGGCTCATTCGTAATGAAGGAAGACGGAATCACACCGATTAAAACACTTGCGGAATACCGTGATTTAAGATTGGCAAAATTAGTGGTTAACGGTGGCGCACCGGAAGTACAGCAACAGCAACAGGCGGCAGGAGGTGCAGACGAAATGAAACAGCGTCAAGAGTCACACAAGAGAATGTTAGAAAAGAACCCGGCATTAGCAGAAGTATAAACACCCTTTTTCATTTTGATAAGTTTAGGAATGTCCGGAGAAATTCGGGCATTTTTTTTTGCACAAAATATTATATAAATAATTAATGTTGTATATTTGCACTCAACACCTGGTGCAGCTCTGCACTCAAAAAAACACACTGGCGATCTGACGCTAAATTCAGGTAATCTTTTTTCACCCTAAATAATAATAAAATGGCATCTGCATCAATAGATGGTTCATTATCCAAATGTTGTTCCACATTGTTTTTGCAATTGGACGCAGTTAATGGACCTGCAAATCAAGTAAAAAACGAAGTCGCAAGACAAACTTTCATGAATGCTCTCCGATCTTCCAGCAACACTGCCGGACATGGTGAGTTATTCAACACAATTATGGGACATTGGGGAAAGCAAGACCCATATTCAGGCTCAAACGCTACGGTTAAAGCATGGGTTAACGTTCCGAATTGCATCGAGGCAACAGACATTCAGTCTGCTTTGTGTGCATCTGGTGACGAACCGGCAGAAAGAAGGAAACAAATTGACGTAAAGATCGAAGATGGAGCAGAAAGAAAAGGACAATTCAGTCCTGATCTTATGGACTCTATTTGTAGAGAATCAGGCAATGAAATCCTTGCCGGAGAATTAGCCGGAGCAGCCTTAAACATTCTAAAGGAAAGGAACAAAAGAATGTTGGTGAAAGCGGAAACACTTTGTGGAAACTATGCAAACGGTACTGATTCAAGGACCACACGAAGAACTGCAAAGATTTTAAATAACACTGGCGGTCTTTCTGCTCAGCCTTTTGGATTTACTACTATCACAAGAGAATTTGACCGTCAAAATATAATCGGGCAGCCTATTTTAGTGGGAGGTTACAAATTGCAGGATTATATGATCGCTACCAATGTAGCAGGATTTGGGGCGCAGTCAGTAAATGCCAATAATGTAAATTATACACTCGGCATTGAGTGGTATTTCGACCCTTCTGTTAATCCGGTATTGAATGACGCTAAATCTACCAGTGCAAAAGATTATGCAGTAGCATGGGCTCCAGGTGCTATCCAATACATTGAGCATTACGATTTCTATCAATACGCACATCAAGGCGCAGATTCACGAAGAATTGTACTTTCCATTGGAGGCGAAGATTTTGACTTCTTTGTTAAATGGGATGATTGTAATTCAGTTTACAAGTGGATTTTAAGAAAAAGATTTGATCTATTCTACTATCCTGATGCTTTGTACACTACTTGCGGAGCTGAGTGGAATCAAAAACTATTATTTGAACTCGGTTGTGGTGCATTAGATTGCACTTATGACGACAGCGAGTCTTAAGAATAACTTCTCTGTTCACTCTCTTAGGTTAGGGGGCCGGGGGATGCCCTGGTCCCTTTCCTTTTTAAATTAGTCAATGCCAACAAGAAAATACACTACTGGAATAACATTGTCAACAAGCGGAGAGGCTAAGATTCGTTTCCAAATGTTTACAAACACAGCGTCAAATGTTTTGACATGGACTGTTAATTCAGGGGTATTACCTTCTGCAAATCAAGATGCTTATATAGTGGTTTGTATGAACGGTCAAGAATTATTACCAAGTCAATATACCATCACAGCAGACACCGCACCAAATGAATCAGAGATTGAGATAGATTCAGACAGCTATGTAGAGGGCGCAAATTGTACAGTAAGAGCATTTTATTTATGAGGATATTATTCTTTTTTTTAATTCCGTTTTTTGCATTTGGGCAGTATCAAAACAGTCCAAACAAAATGGTTTTAGGTAATCAAACCACTGGAAAAGGATTGATTTATTACGGTAGTGGCGCACCGGCTTATACGCCAATTAATAATAAGAACGCCTACCATTATGTAGATACGACCACTGATGTGTTTTGGTATTGGGATTTTACCTCGATGTTATGGGACACGGTGACTGTTTCCGGTGGTGGTGGCGGTACAGATTCTCAGGTTATTGATACTTTTACCTACTCAAGTGATACGTTAAAATTATCCATGTCCGGGGATGGCCAGATGTATAAATACATCGTAATTCCGGGCAGCTCAGACGACCAAAATATAGATACCTTCTCAGTTGTAACCGATACGATAAGATTGAGTTTACAAAGTGATGGACAAAAGTATAAGTACATTAATTTACTTCCATACAAGGACAATACTGATACTCAGACAATATACTGGAATAGTGGGACAGGCAATTTGACAATCTTTGGAGGTAATGCCATTTCTTTGGATGGTAGATACTTAACGACCGAAGCAGACGGAAGTATTACCAATGAGTTGCAAACCATTGATACCTTTTCGATTTCATCCAATACATTAAGAGCGTCTTTGTCTTCGGATGGCCAAGCATTTAAAACAGTTGATTTATCTCCGTACTTGGACAATACAGATTCCCAGGTCATAGATACATTTAGTTTTAGTTCGGACACTTTGAGGATATCCGTATCAGGTGACGGTCAAAAGTATAAGACAATATATCTTCCGAGCGTTGCAGATACAGACGACCAGAATTTAAGTTTCGGCACCAAGACAGGCGTAACAATTCCGCTAAATATAACCGATGGGGCTGCTGTGAATTTGGATCAGGGAACAAACATCGAGATTACCAGGGACGCATCGAACTATATTACTTTCAAAGGAACGACCACAATTGACACGGCTACTTATGCGAGTGATACGCTCAAATTAAGTTTAACAAATGACGGCCAGGCAACCAAGAAAATATACATTCCTCAAACGGTTGACACCGATGATCAAACACTTTCCAGGTCATTTGATACCATATTTATCAGTCAAGGGAATTATGTGATCCTTCCGGTGGACATCAACACCGATAACCAGGCATTTGATACGGCTCAGATCAGTTCAGATACTTTAAGATTGAGCCTTGAAGGTGACTTGGTCCCGGTTTACAAGTTCAATTTAAAACCATATTTGGATAATACCGACTCACAAGTAATCGATACATTTAACTACTCCTTGGATACCCTAAGATTGAGTATTTCAGGAGATGCTCAAAAGTATAAGACAATTTATTTGCCAAATATAACCGATACTGATGATCAGTATGTGGACACCTTGGACATTTCAAGTAATAATTTAAGAATCAGTTTGCAAGGTGACAATCAGGCATTAAAAACCGTTTCGCTTTCACCTTACTTGGACAATACAGATTCCCAAACCATTGATACAATGGATGTGTACGGTGGGGTCTTTCTCAGGACATCACTTTCAGGGGATGGTCAGTCCACCAAGTTGGTGGACCTAAGTAACTTTTACAATTTATTGACGGTTCAGACCAAATCAGGAAATATACTTCCATTAAGAAGCAGCACGGTCACCACAGACTTAAGCGTAACCGAAGGTGACAACATTACATTGTCAAAAAACGGAACATATCAGTTTACAATTGATGCAAGACCGACAATAGATACATTCTCCTACTCATCCGACACCTTAAGGGTTTCTATCAATGGAGATCAACAAAAATATAAATCTGTTTATATTCCTGCCGGAGCTGACGACCAGACTTTGAGTATTTCAGCAGGAAAAGGAACAATAAGCATTTCCGAAGGTAACAGTATTCAATTAGCTGACTCAACAATTACCAATGAAGGTACTTTGGGCGTAAGTGCCGGGGCTGCCAATACTTCTGTAATAACCTCCAACACAAGCGGAGCCAATGGGGTTACAGTTCAGGCATCAGGAATAATTTCTATATCAGAGTCCACATCTTCCAACGGTGGAACAATTACACTTACTGCCGTTGAATCGGATGGGTCCAGTACAAATGAATTGCAAACCTTATCAATATCCGGCGGTAAAGGTTCGATTACACTTTCCGCAGGAGGTGGCACGGTTACCTTGAATGATTCAAGCTCCACAAATGAAATCCAAACCATCGACACTTTTGATCTCAATTCCAATAATTTAAGACTCTCAATTTCCTCGGATGGTCAAGCTCTCAAAACGGTTTCTCTCGCTTCTTATTTGGACAATACGGACAGCCAAACGATTGATACATTTTCTTATTCACTGGATACAATAAGACTTTCAATCACCGGAGACGCACAGAAATATAAGACCATTTATTTGCCTTCCATTTCGGACACAGACGACCAGAGCCTTTCTTTTGGCACTAAGTCGGGTGTAACTATCCCTTTAAATATTCAAGACGGCTCAGGGGTTAATTTTGACGAAGGCACGAATATAGAAATCACAAGGGATGCCAGTAATTACATAACTTTTAAGGGCAAAACAACCCTGGACACCGTTTCGGTTGTAACAGACACAGCCAGGGTTTCACTTACCAATGACGGACAAGCCTACAAAACAATTCCGCTTTCCGAATACCGCCAAAAGGTTGATACTTTTTCCTTTTCATCAGATACCATCCGGATTTCTTTAACCGGAGATCAGGAAAGATACAAGGCCATCTATCTCCCAAATGTAACAGATACCGATGACCAATATATCGATACATTCCGGGTTAACTCCGGGAATGTTGAATTAAGTCTTAATGGAGACGGCCGGGCAGTAAGTACCGTGGCTGTGATATCCATTGCCCCGGTGCAGGCAGTTAGTGCCGGAACAGGTATTTCGGTCAGTGGCACAAGTACCATCACCGTTACCAACACCGGGGACCTTAGCACATCCAATGAAATTCAGACAATAGACACCTTTGAGATTAATTCAAACACATTAAGGGCCAGTTTATCAAGTGATGGCCAGGCGTTCAAAACAGTCTCTTTGGCTGCATATCTTGATAATACAGATTCTCAAGTAGTAGATACTTTTAATTATTCTTCCGACACTTTGAGGCTCAGTATTTCAGGGGATGGACAGAAATACAAAACAATATACCTTCCGAATGTAGCCGACACGGATGATCAAAATTTATCCTTTGCAGCAAAAGCAGGTTCAACAAACACTTTAAATATCAGTGATGGGGCAGGGGTTAATATAGTGGATGGCACCGGAATAAGTATTTCAAGGGATGCCAGTAATCAGATTACGGTAAACAATACAGGGGATTTATCCACCACAAACGAAGCGTGGACCATTGACGGAGACGATGCAGACACCGAGGTAATTTCTAACCAAACGGTAAAATTTGAGGGGGGTGGAATTATCAGTACCGATTACGTTCCGGCATCAGATAAAATAATTATAACCGGTACAGAGGTGGACGGATCAACAACAAATGAGATTCAAACTATTGATACTTTGACCCATTCAAGTGATACCTTAAGGATCAGTTTAACCAATGACGGCCAAAGATACAAAGCGGTTTATGTTCCGACCGGTGCAGACGACCAAACAATTGATACTTTCCAATTATCCGGAAACACATTAAGGCTAAGCTTAGAGGCAGACGGACAAGCCTATAAGACTGTTGACTTAAGCAAATATGTTGATACCACTTTTGCGGTCAACGGCACAAGGATTTCAAACGATACTCTTTATTGGGGGTCGCAAAGTTCAAGCACTGACAACGGAAGCGCATTAATCCATGATACCTATATTTGGCAAGGTGGGAATGATCTAACATTTTTTAATAATGGGGATGGCCCGGATAAGCCAGTTTTATATTTATCTGCAGTAAATGATTTATGGGTAGGTGCAAATTCAACAAGTACAGCAGGAACGGCAGGGTCAGCAGACAAGCCAAGTATTTATTTTAGGTATGGTAATTTAGGGGCCTACTCATTTGGAGTCAATACAACATCCAATTTAAACGCTCTCGGAAACGGTGCCACAAATTTTGCCAAAAACGGATTAGCAAGTGGCAACCACTCAAGAAATTTCCAAGAGGATGGTATTGCAAGTTCTGCCCACTCAATAAACATGGGCCGAAGTGGAGAGGCAAAGACTGATTCTTACGCATGGAACTCAGGGGCCTTTGGCTCTGCAGCTAATTTTGCAGCCTGGAACTCAGGTTATGATGGTGACGCTACGAATTATTATGCATTTAATACGGCAAGGGTAGGACTTGCTTCGGGTTATTCCTCAGTGAATATGGGAGAGTCTGGCGTTGCCAGTGGATCAGATGCAAAGAATTTTGGAAATGGCGGTCAGGCATCAGGAACTCATGCCATAGGATTTTCCAAATTTAATGTGACTTCAGGTAATTACGGAATGAACGGATCTTACTATACTGAGTCTCACGCATACGGTCAATCAAGATGGGGTTATTTCGGAACAGACCACAATTCTCAAAGTTCTTCCGGATGGGTGGCAGATAATATACTTTTTGCAATCGACAATGGAAAAGAGGACACGGTTAGGAGTTCCGCACTCACAGCATCAGCCAGGGGATGGTTTCAGCTTCGAGACATAGGAACAACTCAGACCAATATTACAAGCGCAAAACAAGCACCTAAAGCAGCCTTGGAGGTTGTATCAACTGAATCAGGATTTATCCCACCTGGGGGAACTCTGGCCCAAAGAAATACAATTTGGAATGAGGGATCGCAAACGGGAAACTTTACGGCCACCTACACAAAAGGGTGGCAATCGATTTCCGGGTCCAACATCATGGACCAAAATGGCCTTCAGTTTCAAGTTATGAACGAGTATGGAGGAACTTCATTGTACGCATTGAGGTACAATGGATCGGGTTATTATTGGCATCAAATATATTAAAATGAGGTTTAAATTATTATTCATATTTCTTACAATTTCTTGTTCGATTTTCGGGCAAAGGACAAAAATGAAGTATTCCGAAATTACGGACACTTTGAAATTTGGCTCTAAAACAGCAACCGGGATATACACCACCGGGGGAAGTGCAGATTCCACTAAATTACTTCATGCCGGAGTGATCAACTCCTTTGGTAGAGATACCGCATATTTTTATCCTGAGACTTATGGGGCTATTGTTAATGATACTTTGGATGATCGTTCAGCAATTCAATCAGCAATTGACGCAGCCTGCAATAAAGGAGGTGGAATCGTTTGGTTAGCCAAGGGTGAATACAGATTAAAATCTTCCGCATCAAGAGGAATTTACCAATCAAGTTTACACGTATGTTCTAATGTAACATTAATGGGTCAGGGTTTCCAATGCATAATTAAAACAACATTGACAACATCAGGTACTCATGTAATTTCATTACAACACGCAGGAAGCAATATTGTGTTAAGAGATTTTCAAATCAAGTCTGATTCATCCTATGCAACGGCAGGAATATTTTCAGAATATGGAGTCACGAATCTTACAATTTCAAGGGTAAAAATTGATCGTGGCACTTGTTGGGGAATCAATTTAAAAGACTGTTCAAAAGGGTTAATTGAAAATTGCGACATTCAAAATGGTGGAGCTTGTCACGGAATTGAAGTTGGAAATTCAAACGGATATGTAGTTCGGAATTGTGAATTTTATTCCAATGTTACAAAAACATATCACCCATCAAGAGGAAACGGCATTGAATTCTACAATGACGACACCAGAGAGCCGAAATCTTACGGTAATCTAATTGAAGGCAATCACGTACATCATATTGGCGGTGGAATATCAATATGGGGTGATTCATTGACATCAGTAATTGGCAATACAATTCACATGATATCAGGTCATGGTTTAGTTGTAACAACATGGAAAGGAACAGATACAATTCTAAATGTCGGAATTAAAATAATCGGGAACACAATTAAGGGAACCGGATATATTAATAATTCATCAGTAGGAATGCTTATTGAAGCAACCAATCGGGATATTCTGGTTGCTAATAATATGTTAGATTCCATAATATCTCTTGATGCTGGTTATGGTGGAGGTGTTGGCATTCACAACTCAGCCGATGGGACAATCTTAGAGGGAAATATCGTACAACACGCATATATAAATGGGATATCAAACGAAGGGGACAAATGCGTAATCAATAACAATAGAATTTTAGACTGTTCTGTCCTAACAGATAACGCATTTCGTGGCATTTCTAATTCTGGAGATAATTGCACCATTGTAGGAAATTCAGTACATGATACAAGAGCAAATACAAGAATGGATATTTGTATTTATGTTCCCGGAAATAACAATGTAATTGTAGGAAATAACACAAGTGGCGCAAGTGGTGGAGATAATATTTATGCAAGTGGAACCGGAAATGTTGAAGCAAATAACAAAGATTAAGGTCATGAGTTTAAAACAAATTACTGATAGCCTCTTTGGGATGGAGGCAATGATAGGGTGGTTAAGTTCTGGATTTTTATTAATCGTAAACTTAGCAATAAATTCAAAAGCGATTGATGGAGTTACAGCATGGGCCGGTGCGATATTTGCAATTGGTACAGGTTTTTTTGCCATGATGCGAATGTACGAATCTTGGAAAGAGGCAAAGGCAAAAAGAAAAATTGTTGAGCATCAACTTGATGACGAAGATCTCGGAATATGAGTAATTTTTATTAATTTTGCAGAACTATGATTGAGAAATACACCTGTATTGAGTTTCCTTATTTTAAAATTATAGGCGACTGTAATGATGAAGGCTCGAGCGGTCTATATCTCAATGGAATTCCGGGCATAACTTTAAAAAGAGCGTCAGCGATTGCAGACGAAAATTATTTGTCTGGATTAGAATTAATCAGAGCAGACGAAAAGGAAAGTGTTGAGACAGTAATCAGAGATATATTAATGGAGATCTCCGATTCAATAAACACCGGATTGATACATTCAAGCAAGGATAAAAAAATAGTTTATCATGAAGATGCTGAATATTTAGCACCTGGAACAACCGGAATTAAAATTGTTTCAAATAATACTGACCCTTATTCCTCCACATTAATTCATTATTTAGAGTTTTATTCTAAAACGGCAGGGGGAAATATAACTTATACCATCACTGATGGAGAGGACACCACAACGATCACCCAGGCACTTTTAAAAGGGTACAACAAAATACAAGTGGATTATACTTGTCGAAATAATTTGGTTTATATAACCGCTGATTTTGGGGCTGAGGAACTTATCAAAGACAGTTTATCTTCCTGCAAGTGTTACAATACCTGTGCGATAGTTAGTCCGGTAGATGGCAGCTTTGAAGATGTAGAGGACAATGTATTAGGATATCAAATTTCTTGTATCTGTGATGATGTGCCGTTAATTTGTCGATTTGCGGAATACTTAAAAAATGCGGTCAGATTTCAACTTGGAATCAAATTAATGACCAGACTTTTAGTTTCTGACAATGCCGTGCCGGTAGTTTACAAGGGACAAGACCAGGCGAAGTATTTATTAAAATTGTGGTCCGGTGGAATTGATACGGTGACGGGAAAAATGATTCCTGGTGAATACTTTTTAGAGATCAAAAAAATAAGTAAAATGATTCGTAACTTTTTAAAGTCAAACGGTTCTGTTTGTTTTGGTTGCGAGTCAAATTTTAAAATTGTTTCAAATTTACCCTAATGGCTTGTTGTACAGGAGGACCAAGAATCGGAGGGGCCGGACTGGTCACACATTCAAAAGGAAAAACAAGAGAGCAGATACTTGAGGAATTGCGCCAAGCGCAGCAGCCCATAGAAGTGGACGGAGGTTATATTATTAAGATAGTTGGAACTTAAAGTCTTTGTAAATAAATTAAGTAATGCTGACGACTGTTTAAAGTCCGATGGTACTATTGAACTGGCATCTTTACAGGTGCTGAAAAAATCTATTTTGGGCAGAGTGTTCAATAAAGACGGAGGAGTTGCAACGGATGGAACGCCTTTGGGAGAATATAAATCTTTGAGTTATTTGGAGCGGAGAAATGTTAATAAAAATTTTACGAACATTCTAAAAAATCTATATTATAACGGTGATATGTTTAATTCGATAGTCACCGGATTAAAGGGGGATCAGTTAGGACTTGGATTTAACAACAAGGAAATAGCTGAGATTGCAAGACACCAGGAGACTTCAGAATATCAGGTCGATAGGGATATCTTTTATCCGACTATTGAAGAAATTGAATTGGTGCGAGAAGATTTAAGGCAGAACATTATCAATAAAATACAGGAATGCTTCAGGACTTAAAGAACATTATCGACATCAAAGCACCATTCTTCAAGTTGTTGACTGAGTGGGGTCCAATTGATACCCATAAATCAATTTATGCCTACTACATCAAGGATGTAACGGACTCAAATATAGATGTGGAGGAATTGGCCTGTGACTGTTTTGCAATTCGTAAAAAGAAAACCACTGTAATTTATTTTCAATACGATTCCAATTTGGAGATTGACAATTTGGAAAAATTGATTTTGTACAACATTTGCGTTTTAAGCGGAGTACCCAAAAAGATTTCGCATGACACGGAGAAAATTTATAAAGAACTTACCAAGCAAGATTTGAGGGATTGCGATTTGAAATTAATGGCCATCACTTTTGATTTTGTGGATGAAATTCAGATTTGTGATTGTGAAATTGAAATTTGCGTAAACTATGATATTTGATTGGATGAATTATATCACTATCCTTGCTTTGTCCATTGTGTGTGTGGGTCTTGGGGTGGCAATTGACGACTGGATGAAGCCGGGAAAGATATTTAGTTTTTTGAGGTTTTGGACATTTTGGGCCACAAAGGGTGACATGGTTTTTTACAACGCCTTAAAAAATAATGATGTCGATTACCAAACCTGGGCAGACGGAATAAATGATGTGTATTGGAGACACGCCAAGAAAAGTTTTTTAATGATGGGTATGTTATGCCTTTCTTGTATCACCTATCGTATTGTTTTGGTGGCGGTTTTCTTGCACACTTTTTATGTTGCGGAATGCGATTGGGTGGTTAAAGATTATTTGATCGAAGGTTCCAAGACATTAATATTTTCAACTGGTTTAACTTATTACATTCTAAGATTATTGCCATGAGTTCAGTTTGTAAGAGTCCATTTTTTGTAGGTTGTTTCGGGCATTGTGATGTCCTTGACACCTCATTAAATGCGTTGCAAACCGGAGATCATTTAATAAAATTCCAAAAGAAGGGACAAAATTTAAGTGTTCCGATTCCTTTAGAAAGTGGGGATGACATAATAATTCCAAACGGATTATTTACTGAGGATGGGCGCACTTTTTTCATGATAAAAAATCCTGATGAAAGTTGGTTATCAGTAGAGCATGAGGGAAAAATTTACAACAAATTTTACATTGATATTAGTATCTTTGCAGAGGACTGTGATGAGAACAGCGAAGGAGTCCCTTGTGATGCTACCCTAAATTTACAAGATTATGTTTTTTGTGAACCTTCGGGTTGTGAAATATTTACAAAGGTACTTGGTGACTATTCCGATGTAACGGTCCCAATAAGTGAACACAAAATTGCAGCACCCTATATGGCTGTATTATATAAAGAGAGTGGCGAAGAGGTTTCGGTTGTTGTTGAGCGTCTTGGGACCTCAATGAGAATCGTATCAAATGTAAATCTTTTGGATCACACTTTAATAATAAAATAATGGCTGAGAAACTTTTTTACCATGATATAAATTTAGATAAGGTTTCATCCTTACTAAATTTCAGAATTCACAACATTACAACAACTGACAGGGGAATACTTGGAGGAACTTTGTCGGGATCACACACCGGATTAACCGTTTATGACACTGACCTTGATGGCCTGTACATTTGGGATGGTGCAGCCTGGGATTCCATTGGTACGGTTACTGGTGCAATGACATTCAAGGGAACAGTTGCATACAACGCATCAGAACCCGGCTCTCCTGCTACCGGAGATTACTATGTTTTTTCAACTGCCGGAACGAATACATGGGAGTCTTCCGATGTAGTTCAAATTGGTGACTCTGTTGTATGGGACGGAACGAACTGGAAATTCATTCAAGGCAATGTTTTAGCTGCTACAACATCGTTGGCCGGTGTTGTTGAATTAGCGACAGATGCAGAATCTTCCACCGGAACAGATACAGTCAGGGCGGTCACTCCTTCAGGTTTGACTCAGTTTATGGCTGATCGCAAATTGGCTAAAACTTATTTTATCTCAGGTGCGTCTTTGGTTGCCAATACACCTTTGACAGTTACGCACAATTTAGCTTTACAGAATAAAAATGCATTTACAATAAATGTTATGAGTGGGGACTCTCAGGTGAGTGTTGATGTAGATTCTACTGATGCAAACTCATTGACTGTCACCTCAGCGGTTGCAATCACAGCGTCAATCACAGTTATAGGGTATTAATAAATGGCTCAAACTCAAAATATACCATTAGACTTTTCTCAATTATCCGGCACACCGAGCAATCCGAGTGCCGGATATATGAGAATTTACGCTAAAACCGATGGTAAATTTTATGGTTTGCTTTCCGATGGAACCGAAAAGGAATTGACACAAATTAAAACGCCAACATTTATAGTGGATGGTGGCGGTTCTGTTATTGCGACTGGCGAAAAGACCACAACATTGCTTCAGTTGCCTTATGCCGGAACGATTATTGGGTGGTATCTAACAAGCAAAGAAACAGCAACGGTAACGATTGATATTTGGGCGCATGACTCATCTGACCCTGCCAATGGAAATACTATTGTAGCGAGTGCAAAGCCATCATTAACGGCTGCAAAATTCAATAATTCAACCACATTAACAGGGTGGACCACAGCATCAGCAGCAGGGAAGAAATACAAGATTGAAGTTGAAGCAAATGACGCAAGTACCAATCTTAAATTAACCTTATTAATGATATGAGATCAGACGAGTGGATCGGGGTATTTTATTTGGTTTGTGTCTATATAACCGAAATTATTGATAATGGAATTGAGGGTTATTTCTCAAACATCCTTGAGGACAATTCAGTAAGTGGAATCAAACTTTCCATTCAGCTCACAGACGAGATTTTCAATAGTGGGATTAATTACCAAGATGCAGAAGTTTTGAGTGAGTATTTGGAAAACAAAAACAGTGGCAGATGAAACCAAGATTGAGTTATGATGAAGAATCCAAGCAATGGAATTTAGAAACACCTGTTGCACTTAATTTAAGACAGGTGGACAATGTAGTCCGATTCACTTTAGAAGAATACAAAAGGCGTTTAAATGGCACAATCGGAGAGAAAAGAAGGCGAATCGAATTTGCTTTAAAGACATTGAATTCTAAAAATATAAAACAGAAATTAATCGGGGCAGAACCGACATTATTTTACGCAGGAAAATATTAAATTATGGCTCAGACTTTCACCTCTTACAACTCAGGAATATCCTTCGCAGCATCGAAGGTCATGGGTGGTATTTACAATAGGCACGCCTCCGAGATTCTAAAGATCAGGAGGGTAGGACTTTTGAACGGTCAGACCGCAGCGGTCACAGGCGTTTTGTGTAATCTCGAAATGAGATTAACAACAGGCACCCCAACATGGACAACACCTGTTGCCGGAGTTTTGACTTCGCATGACAGCACGAATACAGCACCAACGACATACGACCAAGGAAATTCTGGTACATTTTCTGGTGGAACTTCAACAGCGTTAAGAAGGACAAACTGGTCCAGTGACGAGGCTTCTGTATCTGCTGCCACTATGGATGAATTAGAATGCTTTGTTCCGTTAAATATAATTTTTGATGCAGGATATGGCGACACCAATGTGCAGCCATTGACACTGAATCAGAATCAAATGGCACACGTATTCAATGTATCAGGAGCCGCAGGATTGCTCGACGTTTGGATTGAATTCACAAAAGAATGATAATCAACAAGTTGCAAAATGGCTGTTGAAAGATTTATATCACATAACAGGGCATTAATTCCAGTGTTTGCTTCATCGATGAATGTTGGAACATTGATTAACTATTCATCCGACACAGTGGTGAAAGTTTATAAAGTGGGTTATAGTCTAAATGCTTTGAAGAGTCAAAACGCCAATGCAATTGCCCCTAAATTATATTTTGTCTCCGGGATAGGAACATTTGAAACGACCATAATTTCTGAAATATACCCATACGAATCAGGCTCTTTCCTTAATGGCAGCATAATTCACGGATCAGGAGGTATTCCAGTTTCTGCAACTCCTGAGAATGAAATTAAAGCAACTTCTAAGACTTTACTCAGAAGGTCATATTTCTATGCAGTCCCAGTTTACTCATATCCATCTAACATTCAGGGTTTTTCTACAAAATATTTATCAACAGAAGCCAATCAAGTTATATATGAGCATAACAATTCCGACACTCAACCACTAACACTAAGGCAAGGAGATGGTCTTATAATTATAAATGATGTATATTCTCAGGCAACAGGGTATGTTAATAATTTTTTTGAATTCACGACAGAATAATGGCAGAATCATATTTAATAAATCGGGCTATCAATTTAAACAAATGTGAGTATGGACAACCATACATAAATCAAAATTCAGTATCTGCTGTAACTGCTGATTATTACCCAATCAATTCAACCACTTCGTTTTTGTCTCTTTTAAATAAAAAATCGTCAGGGAAAATAATTAAAATAAATAATTTAAAAATAGTCAACAATGACAACCCTGGCGTAATCAATTCTGCACCCAAATTAGTATTGTCCAGTGCTTCAAGTATAAGCGGCGGAATGTCAATTTCTGCAACCAAACTAAACAGTGCAAATTCAGATATTTATTCTGGGGTTTCTGTTAAAGTAGGGAGCAAAAGTACATCTGGCAACACCATAAGGGTTTTGCCTACAACGTATTTATACTTTTCTTTACCTCCTTATGTTACAGTTCCACCCATCAACTTTAATCATAGCGGAGCTGGGCCATTAGGTAACGGAAGAGCATTGAACTCGTTTAAATCATCAGACACAACGCCGATAATTTTAAGAAATGGAGAAGGGTTAAAACTGGTAGGATTATTTAGTGGACAAAATATGCCATTAAGCGTAATGATTAAAGTTTCTGATGTAGCAGGAGGAGGTTTTGGGGATGTAATATATTCTTTCGATTGTACCGTCACCAATGATTACGATATATTCTCAATATATAATGGCGAATCAGGACAAGCTATTAAGATAACTGGAATTGAATTAAATTTTAAGGTGGCTGTAACGCCTCAATCTGGAAACCAAGGGGAGTCCACAGCATTGGCCGGTATATATTCTGTGTGCAGAATTAGCGGAACAGTTAACGGCACAGGAGATTCATTCACTCCAATTAAGCTAAATTCAACTAATACACTTGGAGATACGGGGGTTGAAATAAGAGAATTTGCAAGGACACAACTTTTAAATAATGAAGGAATTGGAGCTAAGATGCTACCTGCGATTCATAGAATAAGCGGGAAATATAATAACACAGATCCATCAACAAGTACATTATTAAGGGTAATAAGCCCTTCAGAAATCCGAGCAAACAAATTCACTCCTATAATTTTAAACGAAGGGGAGGGAATAGGAGTCTTTGCAGAATTAGTGCCATTCGGTGGAATTCATGACTTATTAATTGAATACTCCATTGAAGAAGTAAGCGCACCAGCAGCAGGAGGGGAAACAGGATATGCCTATGCCTAAAATATAACAAACACCTTAACATATGAACACCTTAAAAAAAGTAATTGTAATTCTTGGGAACGTTTTGAATTTCATTGGCAAGGTTCCTGCCTTTTTATTGCCTTCATCATTGAAGGGTTACAGAACAGAGTTATTTAACATTTTAGCGGTTGCCGTTGTAGCATTGGAGCAGTTCGATATTACCGGATTAGCTGACGCATTGTGTGGATTAATGAATTGTGACGCTGACGCAATTAAAAGTATTTATGTTTTATTGATTGCAGCGATTAACATTAGCCTGAGGCGCAAAACAGATACAGCACCTCACGCCAATTGATATTCTTTTTTCATGGGTTGGTTTTGTTTTGCCGGGGGTGGTTCCCCGGCTTTTAAATATTTTACCGAGGCTCACCAGTCACGGAATTACCCGACGAGTGGAGGGTTAAAATCCTCCATTTTTTTAAAAAAAAACAATGAACACAAGCCAGAAACTATATACCTTATTCGGCGACCCTTTAGAAAGTGCATTTCAAAAAAAATATCTTTATGTTTGGGATGTTCCAACAAAATTAGAATTAGGCGTTATACCTAAGAAAATTTATTGCCATGCGTCATTTGCTCCGGTAATGGAAATGTTTTTTAAACTCATTATTAAACGTGGATTAACGCACGAAATAAAGACCTGGGATGGTTGTTATAATTTAAGGCCTATTAGAGGTTATGAAAAGCATTTTGATAATTTGTACAAGGCAGGAAACAAACAAGACGCAATGAAGTACCTTAGTTGCCATTCATGGGGCGCAGCTTTCGATATAAATGCAGCATGGAATAAGTTAGGGCAACCTTCAACACTTTCTCCTGAGTTGGTGCAGACTGCAAGAGATGCAAAGTTAATTTGGGGAGGTGACTTTAATAGAAAAGATGCAATGCACTTCGAATTAAAACTAAACTTATAGATATGGGTAGACGTAGAAGCAAAGCAGTCGAAGAACAATATGAAAAACTACTTAATGAACAACTTGAATTAACCCCTACCTTACCGAGTAGATCAATCGCGCGGATTCTTTGCGAAAAATACCCGGAATATTTCTACAACATTGAACAAGCAAGAGGACTTGTTAAGTCAAGACGAGGGGCAAATGGACCAATCCATAGAGAGGGCCGGTTACGATCAGGAAAGAAAATATACACCCAAGTCATTGAGCATTACCCTGAGCCTGAACTACACGAACTCGATCCTTATCAGATACCGACAGGTAATACAAAATGTGGTTTAATTTCGGACATACATTTTCCGAAACAGTGCAACGAAACTATTGATATGGCACTCAACCGATTCGCTAAAGAAGGAGTTGATTCGATTATATTAAACGGTGACTTATTAGATAACCCAACATTCGGAAAATTTCCGGTCGATCCGAACTACCGGTCAAGGGTGGGTCATTGGTTTGACCAAACAGAATACTTTTTGGAGTCACTCAGAGAGGCATTCCCCAATGCTTTGATCCTATTTGCCGAGGGCAACCATGATGCATGGTACAGGCGTTGGCTTTGGAATCATGCGAAGAATATCGCTGCAGACGGATATTACAATCTTCAAGAGCGTTTGCACCTGATAGACTACAATATAAAATTCATTCCTGAAATTCAATTAATACGCCTTGCGGACTACTTTATCTTTCACGGTCACCAACACGCCAAAGGGGGCGCACTTGATACCGTGGCCAAAAGATTAGTTTCCAAACTTAATTCAAATTGCATAATCGGACATATGCACTATGCCAGTTCATTCTCAGCCACTGATATAATGGGTGACAATTGCGCCACTGTCCACGTCTTAGGGGCAGCTTCAACCCTTAAGCCTTCATATATGCCGTTTGGTGGGAAGTCACGAAAGGGTTATGCCTATATTGAAGTAATTAATGGAGTCTGCCAGGTCCACAATATATGGAACGATGGGGGAAAGGCTAAAGAGATAGTTATATGAGTAAACCCAAAAGGAAGCGGTTAACAAAGAATAGTCCGGTTAGGGTATCGCTGTCATTGAGAAAATGGCAGTTGGACGCATTGGGAGGACCTAACAAGATTAGGGAATACCTATATAACTACATTAATGCGGTTACTTTTATAGATCACGCAAACAATAATTAGCCATTTTTAAACCAAAATGTACCCGATAAGGTGCAATATCTGATTCAAAATGAACCTCATATTGTGCAATATATTGAACTTGTAAAATTTTAGGGGAGAGCATTCCCTTTTTCTCCCCATTTTTTGACCTATAAAATAACCGTGGGGGAAAAGTCTGGGATTCCCCAAAGTGGTCAAATACCACCACTTTTAATTGTGGCTAATCTGCCATAGTTATATTATGATTATTTCAATATGTAGATATAACTACTTATGTGTATTTTTCACTTTTTTACAAAAAAAGATTAAAAAAGACTTGACAATGTAAATATTTGTTGTATTTTTGTCTTATCAATTAACAATTAACAATTACAAAATGACAACAAATCAAATCGCTCTCGCAAAAAATTTAGCTCAAAAATTAAATGACATATATGGAGAAAATATTTTCTCCGTAAAATATGGAAGTTCAGAACTATCGGCTACTATTATAAATGACCTATATAGACGTGAGGGGAATGACGTTGATATAACATTCGATGAAGACGGAATTATAGGAAGTGTTACAGGATTAACAATGTATTGTGAATCCGAAGATGATTTGATCGAAAATATTGACCAATTGTTCACAAAATAAACTTGTCAAAATGAAAAAATACGCAATCTACAGCACAGACAGCCAGTCATTTTTAAACAATGATGGCAATTTTGGAAACTGGAATCAAACCCCAGACGAAATTAAGGAGTTTGATTCTAAGGGACAAGCGGAGGCACACATCCAGGAAAACAAAATGTTTAATCCTCATATCTCAGTAGAGGATCTATCCCTAATAGATACATCCCATGAGCAACTTTAGACTAAAATCAATGCGGAATTACAGGGGTTTAACCCTTGAAGTTGCTGCCAAAAAATTAGGCATGACCCGACAGAATCTACACAGGAAAGAGGAAGGAGAGGAAGGGATTAAATTTGCCGAGTTCCTCCGAATATCGGAATCATACCAGTTTAAAATGATTGGCTTTCCAGAGGAACAAATCAAACTTGATCATGAGAAATTAGAAGAAAATTAGAAGAAAATTAGAAGAAAATTATTATCTTTCACGGTGCCTCGTGAAACTCCAAGCAAATTAGCAAAATCATCTTGCGACAATCCTAATTTTTTTCTTAAATTTTCAACATAAACACCGTTGATTTCCATAATATTACATATTAAGAATTAAAAATTATCACAATATTGCAAAAATAATTGCTCGAAAATTGGATAATGTGCAATATTGAACATATATTTGTACCATACTTATAAAGAAATGCAAGATAATAACAAACCAGACATAGCAAAAGAAATGGGGCTACTTACTTCAGCGGAGGCGGCAGATTATATGGGAATATCAGAAGGCCATTTCAAACAACACATTTCGCCTAAGCTAATAGGGGTTACCCCAGGAAAAATAAAGTATTTCACAAAAAAAGAGTTGATTAACTGGTTAGGCACAAGAGTTACAAATGTAGCGCAAAAAGCGATAGTTTAACACGTAATTAACTGAACTTTAACGTATTATAAAATATTGCCATACGAGAACGCTCGTATAGGGTGGCATCTTTTGCCCTAAAGAAACTGAACAAAACGTAGTGGCCGTGAGTGATGGCAGCAGTTATAATCATTCAAACCTATCTGAGGGTAAAGCCCGGTTGATAATATGGTCAGCCGGGGCCTTTCGGATTCCAAAATGTCTTCATGATTCCTTGAAAGCAAGGAGGTTTTGATTTTCTATTAAAATGGTAAAGTTGGCCGGGTGCGACTCCCGGCTTTTTTAAAACTAAAAAGACTTAAAAATGATAATTGAGATAAACAGTTCGGAGGCGATTGCACTTGGATTGGCAATTCATCAAGCTATAAACTTTAATACTGAAATGCTTGACCTCGGTCTTTCTTCAAGCGATTACCGGAGGGATGAAATCGAGAAACTAAAAACGATTCAAAACAAATTAAACGGTCTTAATGACCAAAAGATAGAGAGTGTGCCGGTAAACGTATTGGCCAATTGATTTTCGGTTATACCATGATTCGTGCCGGGTAGTCCTAAGCTACCCGGCAAATTTAAAGAAATGAGAATAAAAAATGAATTATTTATTAAGTGGTCCGTTGACGGCACACTTCGAGATATAGAATTTATTCATGAGTTGGGTTTTACTGCCCGAATCAAGATTGCCCCTGGCCGTTTTTCACAAATTAAAACTTTCACAATTATATAAATATGTCAACGATAACAATTTCCGAGCCAATAAAATTACGCAAACCCGCTGCCCCTCTTGACCACTATCACCACCTTGAGCAGATACAAGTAGGAGAATGGTTCTACTCCGTCTGGTTTGTCTTCTCTTACACGACTGAACTGTGGGAAGATGACTTGCCAGACGGAAGATCAAGAGTATCTCAGGTTTACGACTTCCCGAAAGAAGAAATTAAAATCCGGGCATTGATGGGATGCCATGAATCGGAGGAAGAATTGAAACCGATGAAACAAATCGACCCGGACAAATATGAGGCACTGATTGATGCAATTTGTAATGAATTAGAAAACAACGCAGAATTCTACGTATGAGAAACCACGCAAAACTTAAAACAAATCCGGCTCCAATAATTAGGTTCTATTTGAGCAAAATCGAATCTAAAAAAATCGACAAATGCGAGTGGGAATTAATGGACAAAACCCGAATGAGGGAAATTTTTGAAAATTCTATTCCAGTAATCAAAGCGTCAAACAAACCGGAAGATGCTGAACTAATCCCACAAATCGAACAAACTTTAAAACTACTAATATGACAAAGGCTTCAACACAAAATCTTATTTCCGCAACATGGCGAAAGAACCCCAAAATGTGGAACTGTCTTTTTGAAATCTCCGTGGTAAGGGGCAGACTCACCCTGGATGAATTTGAACAAATCGGAGACAAGACCAGGACAAAATCGCAGGAAGGTTTGGGGAATATCAAAGTCTGCAGAATGAAATATAAAGGTTCATTAAATTAAAAATCAAATCAACTAACAACAAAAAAATGAAAACGCATTGGAAAAAACTAACAAATCCTAACTACATAGGGGCATACTCTATGCCGGAAGGTAAGGACTTGACCGTAGAAATTACGGACGTAAAAAGAGAAATGGTGAAGGGCGAAGGTGGCAAGACAGACGAATGTACAGTCCTTTATTTGAAGGACTCAAAGCCAATGATTCTTAACGTCACCAATTCCAAAATGATCAGCAAGGTCCACAACACTCCATTCATTGAGGAATGGATAGGTAAGAAAATCACGCTGTACGTTTCCACTACTTCGCTAAAAGGTGAAAAGGTAGAGTGTTTGAGGGTCCGTGACGTTTTACCAACTGAGAAGAAAAAACCTGAATTAACACCATCCCACACAAAATGGGCCGGAGCTAAGAAGGCAATCCAGGACGGAAACTACACAGTGGAAAAGTTAAAAGAGGTGTTTTTTGTTTCACCCGAAAATGAAGTTCTTTTAAATGAAAAAGTTTAAGATTCGATGTTCCGCAATTGGTCAGATAATGACCAACGGCAAAGGGAAAGAAACGTTGGGAATGACTACAAAATCCTATGTCGAGTCATGGATTAAGGAACAATTATATGACCGCAAAAAGGAGTTCTCAAACAAGTACACAACCAAGGGACTGACAGTTGAGCAGGACGCAATTGATTATGTTTCGGATGTCTTGGGTTATGGTTTTCTTTTGAAGAATGAGGAGAGTTTAAAGAATGATTATTTGACCGGAACGCCTGACATAATCCTGAACAATTTAATCATTGATATTAAGTCTTCTTGGGATTGTTTCACCTTTCCTTTGTTTGAAGATGAAATAAAAAACCAGGATTATGTTTGGCAGGGTCAGGGATATATGGCCTTAACTGGTGCGGAAACATTCAGAGTAATTTATGTCTTAATGGACACCCCGGAGGACATTATTTTCAGGGAGGCGAGTTCTTTTTGTTGGAAAAACGACATAGAATTAAATGACGAAATTCTAAAGGAGTTTACCGAAAAAATGACCTACAAAAACATTCCGCACGAATTAAGGACCAAAACATTTGAGTTTAAGAGGGATGAAGAAAAAATAAATTCTATCTACAAAAGAGTAGAGGAGTGCAGGGAATACATTCATAGTTTAGGATTTTAATCTATGGACCCTAAAGTATTATTTATTTACCGGGAAGAAAACGGAGGCAAAACGGATTGGATGCCTGAGAGTAGGAGTGCACTTGCGGAAGCTTTCAGGCTACCAATCGGGGTTTATAAGTTGGTAATAAGCAAGGTAAAGGCAATCAAGAGTAGCCGGTACAAGTATCATTTTGCTCATGTGCTGCCTATGATTGTGGAGTACATGAATAGAAAAGGAATCAGTCAGATTCTGGACCCAATGACAGGGGAATTATTACCAATCGAAATAGATAATTTACATAACTATCACAAGCAAGTGTATAACCCATGCTTGGTAAAGAATCTGCTTAAGAAACCTGACGCAAGAGGGAATACTCCTGAATTCATTCCGATTCCAATGAGTACAACCAAGCTTTCGGATGGTGACTTTATCGACACTTATGAGGAGAGAATTATCTCAGAATATGCCAACACTTACGGCATTGAATTCTTAAGCAGGGAGGAATACAATTTATTGGCTAAAGATCGCAAATCATCCAAGCAGATAGTTGATATGCAGATTGAATTAATGGAAAATTAAAACTCAAAATAATGAACAAGCTAACATTTTTAGAAAGTAAAATTACAAAGGTGGTCCGAGAAACCATCGAAGGGACAAAGCCAAGAAAAGAGAAAAAATCTCATCGAGGCATTAGAGTAGACTCAATCTTAATCGCTGCCGGATCGAGCAGGATAATAGTTAATCCTGGGCAGAACAATGAGCAATGTCGAAAATTTGAAGCATTCCCTACGGCCTCAAAATGGCTCAGCGAATATAAAAGACTTTCTTTAATGCAATTGATATCTGAAAATTAAGATATGGCGGTCTGTGAGAGGCATGGATTATTTTATACAGACGCTCAAATATGCGGTCAATGTTGGAGGGAGGACCAATCTGTAAAGGCTAAAGAGCGCAAAGCGGAGAGGACTTTCGGTAAAGTAAAATACTCCAAGCCAACGACTCAGAAAGGAATTGACAGACTTAAATTAAAAAGCAAATTACAGTCTGCCTGGTCGGCTTACATGAAGCGAGTTTACAAAGAAATGGGAATCGAATATTGTTTCATTACCGGAAAGACCACAACACAAAAGGGCCTATACTCATTGCACGTATCGCATTATTACCCAAAGGGCCAGGTCTGGCAATTGTGGTGCGATCCATGCAATTCAGGGCTATCTGTGTACGATCAGAATATAAACAAACCTGAGAACGCCACCGCAATGAGAAGCAAGTTAGTTGAGATATGGGGTAAGGAAAAAATGGAAGAATTGGACGCAAAAGAAAAGTATTTTCGGGAACGAATACAGCAAGGATTAGACACGAAATACCCAAGTGATTTATGGTTAATTGGGATGATTAAATATTTAAAACAGAAGTAACGGTTCCGCTATGCGTAGTGCGGGATTACGTGGTACACACTATCAACCTACGCAAAGCCTATGAGCGAGGCAGGACGCTCGAATTTAGTAATAAACCCGCATTATGTATAGCGGGTGTTAGCACCAGTTGTTTATGATAAATTTATTTGGTGAAGATGTAAGCGATAAATTAACACTCGCAGATAAGTATTTGATGGCTCCCACAACGGTTTTAAATACCCGTGATCCAAAATGGCAGGATTTGAAACGTAAATGGATATGTAAGGGTATTAAATCAGAAATTGGGCGTGTTGATTCAATTAAAAATAAGCATGATAAAGGCAAATTGGGAAGTTACGATTACGGTAGTAATTTTGCTTATGGAACTTATGGAACTTATGGAATAGACCAAACAATGAGCATATTTGACCCTGTTGTTTGCGAAATAATGTACAAATGGTTTTGCCCCGATAATGGTTTAATTATAGACCCATTCGCTGGCGGTTCAGTTCGCGGAATTGTTGCAAATTATTTAGGCTATAATTACACTGGGATAGAGTTAAGACAGGAACAAGTTGATAGCAATAGAGAACAAGCATTAAATATATTGCCAGTAAGCAGACAGCCACAATATTATATAGGCGATAGCGAACAAGTATTAAATAATTTGATGCCTGAATACGATATGCTATTTAGTTGCCCACCTTACATGGATTTAGAAGTTTATTCGGATTTGCCAGAAGATTTAAGCAATATGAATGATTTAGAATTTATAACCAAATACAACTCAATTATATTAAAAGCTTGTGATAAACTAAAACGTAATAGTTATGCTGTTTGGGTTGTTGGGGATTTACGAGACAACAAAGGATTTTACAAAGATTTTACTGGAATTACAAAACACGCATTTATAAATGCTGGAATGAAATTATACAATGAGTTAATTCTTGTAAACAATGTTGGGACTAAGGCTATGACAATGGAACGAGGTTTCAAGAATGGTAAATTAGCGAAAGTTCATCAAAATGTTTACATATTCTTCAAACCGTGATGCACTGTCTTTTTACAATTGGTGCTAACTACTTATATGAACACCTTTAACAAACATATACCTCATATTTTGCAGTATATCCACACTTTTTAAAACAATAAAAAAATTAACAATGTCACAAA